CAGTTGATGCATTTCTTGTAGCATAAGAATATTCTGGTAATTGAGGTGTTGGTGCAGCAACTGTAACAGGTTGATATCTCAAATCAGCTGGTTTAAGTGCAAATGCATATCCGGCTCTATCAAAAAAGAGTGCATTCTCCATAAGATTATTATCAACTAATTGATATCTCAATGCAACCATTTGACATCCACTTGCTCTACAGACCATGCCACTAGGATTAGCCGGACTGACCCCATTATCTGGTGTTACGATAGTTATACCACGTCTATTAAAATCAGTCAATTCATTGATGTCAGGATTATTTTTAATATTATAATAATCATATTCTCTCATAAATATTGAGTTGCTAGTTAAATTAATGAACTCAAGTAAATCTTGATTCTCAAGAAATGCAGTATTTGTTCTATCAACAATTAGTATAACTTTATTTTGGAGAGATAAAAGAGGAATATTTCCTAAATTTTTCCCTTCAGATTCATAACTATAACTAGGTCCTAACATAATATCAGTATTGGACTTAAAAATATCTGTTAATTTAGAATACATGTTTTGATTACTACTCTTAAATCTTAAGTGAATTAATATAGGGTCCGTTGGATTTGGAGATGTTCCTCCAGAAAACGCATAATTTCTAATTGTATCCATAACAGAACCAAAGTTGACTGAATTAAATGTTTCTTTAACATGATAATTATCAATCGTGCTGGTTGCTACAACTGGTTGGTCATTTACAGAATATATTTCAAAATCAAGACATCTAACGCCTTGTTTAATAATAGCCTTTAAGTTACATACATCTACAAAATCATTTTTATAAGCTCCTCCAGAACAAGAATTATAAGCGGTTTTGATATAATAATCAAATAAATTACCACTACAGTCTGGGTCTGAACTAGTTATAGGTCTTAAATTACCAGCAACACTTGGATATAGAGTATTCATATAATCACATTCAGCTTTTTGAAGTCTGCTTAGATAAATCATATACCCAATAAAAATGATTAAAATAACAAAAATAAATGACATTATCATATATACTTGAAAATCTTCATCCAAATTTTTAATAGCGCTTAAATAATCATTAGAATTTGTTGTTGACATTACTAATATATAATATTATTTTTAATTTTTAGAAATAATATATAAAATATTATATGATGAAATTAAGAATTAAAAAATAATGATATTATATACTAAATATGGCTGGAGGATTAATGCAACTTGTGTCGCAAGGTCAAGCTAATTTGATTTTAAACGGAAATCCAGAAAAATCTTTTTTTAAGTGTACCTATAAAAAATACACAAATTATGGTAAGCAGAATTTTCGCATAGACTACGAAGGGACACCTACTCTAAGTCTTACAAATGAAAGCACCTTCACTATGAAAATTAAAAGGTACGCAGACCTTCTTATGGATTGCTATATATGTATAACATTGCCAAATATATGGTCTCCAATTATGCCTCCGCAACCTTATACTAACCCCGATGGTTCGACTAGTTATACAAACTGGGCACCATATGAATTCCAATGGATAGATAATTTAGGTGCTCAAATTATCAATAAGATAACAATCAATTGTGGTAATCAACAATTACAACAATATTCAGGACAATATATACTTAATTCAGTTAGAAGAGATTTTTCAGGAAGTAAACGAGCTCTATTTGATGAAATGATAGGCAATGTTCCTGAATTAAATGACCCAGCTAATTCCGGAGCTCGTGTAAATGCATATCCAAATGCTTTTTATACAACAAGTCCAGCTGGAGCACAACCTTCTATTATGGGCAGAACATTATGGATTCCAATTGGGTCATGGTTTAGTCTTCTCTCTACGCAAGCTTTTCCATTAGTAGCTCTTCAATACAACGAGTTATCTATCAATGTTACATTTAGACCTATTAATCAGTGGTTTACTATTCGTGATGTTATGGATTATACAAATAATTATCCGGTTATTGCTCCAAATTTTAATCAATATTATATGCAATTCTATAGATTTTTACAAACACCTCCAGACGAAGAAATAGGTCCTACATCTTATGTAGATACTAGAACAAATTGGTTTGCAGATATTAATTTAAATTGTACATATTGTTTTCTCTCTAACGATGAATCAACAATTTTTGCAAAAAATGAACAAAAATATTTATTCAAACAAATTCATGAAAAACCATTCTATAATATAACTGGAGCAAATAAGATTGATTTGGATTCGATTGGTATGGTTATAAGCTGGATGTTTTATTTCCAAAGAAGCGATGCTAATTTAAGAAATCAATGGTCAAATTATACAAATTGGCCTTATGAATACATGCCTCAAGATATAACTCCAGCTTCAACAGGAGGAGATTATCCAAATCCAAATCCAATAGGTCCACCATTTTTAGGACCTGGATTAAATCCAGACGGAACATTATCAGGTTTATATTATTCAGGGGTTTATAATCCTCAAAATCTTAAATTTATTTTGATTGCATTAGGAATATTACTTGATGGCCAATATAGAGAGAATATTTTACCTGCAGGAGTATTTAATTTTGTAGAAAAATATGTAAGAACAGCTGGTTTTGCTCCTCCAGGTTTGTATTGTTATAATTTTTGTCTGGATACAGACCCTTTAAAGTATCAGCCATCTGGTGCAATGAATATGAGTAGATTTACAAACATACAGTTTGAATTTACAACGATTACTCCTCCAGCAGACCCTTATGCACAGGTTTTAACAATTTGTGACCCAGCAACTGGAGATATAATAGGTATTAACAAACCAACATGGAGAATTTATGATTACAACTTCAATATGTATTTAATAGAGGAGAGAGTAAATATGGTGATATTTGTTGGTGGAAATGCTGGATTATTGTATGCAACTTAATAATAAATTAAACCAGTTTACACATATTATAATTATTATATCATTAAATGATGTTAAGACATAATAATTTTATATAATATTAAGTTATTAAATAAGTATGATGCGAATTATAACGATAGTTAAAAATATTTTACAAAAGTCAAATTTAAAACCTCCATTAGGTAGATGGAATATTGAAATTTGTAATAAAAAACTCAATAATAAAATAGATTTGGCAAACGAAGACCATTGTGGGCCATGTGGTAAATATATAAAAAATGTATTAGTTACTGAAAAAATTGATGTTAATATCTAAAAATAATAACTCCTTTAAGTAGTTTAAATTATATATTTTACACCTTTGGACATTTAAAACGCCGTTTAATTTTAACATATAATATATTATACAATATTATATGTCTATTTATGGTCATTATACACAACAATATTATGGAAATAAATTTATTTTTCCAGAAAAATCATTTTTAATATCAGGCATAAGTTTTTATAGAGATAATTGTTTAGACATCACATATGAAACAGAATTGATAATGGAGTTGGAACCAGACAACGAATACGATAAATCAGCAATATCTATCAAAAATAATAATAAAAAGATTGGTTATGTTCCGAATTGTCAAATAAAAGAATTATGTAAAGAAAATATAACAGAACCATTAAAAATAATAAATATAAAACTTATCAATGGAAATTATGGAATTCGTGTTATACCTAAATGCTTTTATGTTTATGATAAAATATTAGAAAGTAAAGTATTTTTCTCTGATGATTAGTCAGCGTTTTAAATGTCCAAAGGTGTAAAAGGTACTTAAAGACGACTGCACTACATAATGAAGGGAATTTCTTGAGATTTTGAAAAAATGGTCTAAAAAAGTTCCCTACACATGAAGAGAAATTAATCAAAATAATTTTGGGAAAGTTTTTTTGAATTTTCAAAATGGACAAAAAAAATGTCCAAAATCGATATACCAAAAACGTCCTTACTGACCGAATTTTTTTATTACGATAGTGAAAAATTATCGTCATAAATTAAACCAAAGAAATATTTTTTGTGATTGTAAAAAAAATATATATTTTTATTAAAAAAGGATTTAGGCGTTTTTTTTTATCTTTATAGATAAATGAATGATAACATAAAACGCCAAAAAAACGCTGAAATATTTTTCTGTAAAATTTGTAATTTTAAATGCTGTAAAAAAAGTGATTGGGATAGACATATATTAAGACCAAAACATATTAAAAATGAAAATGATAATAAAAATGATACAAATGATAATAAAAAAACGCCTTACGATTCATCATCTGTATATAAATGTCATTGCGGAAATATATATAAACATAGGTCAGGTTTATCTCGTCATAAAACATCAGAAAACTGCAAAAAAAACGCCAATTATGAACACTACTACACAGATGAAGGGGAATTTAAGGCTTTAACTAATCTTATTCTAGAGGTTGTAAAGCAAAATAAAGAATTAGTAACATTAAATAGTGAAGCTCAAAAACATAATCAAGAACTCACAAATAAGCTTGTAGAAATGTCTGGAACAACTAATAATAACACACTAATAAATAATAATTCTAATAATAAAACGTTTAACTTAAATGTATTCCTAAACGAAACATGCAAAGACGCTATGAATATTAATGATTTTATTGATTCCCTTCAATTACAACTATCAGATTTAGAAGAAGTAGGTAAGCTAGGCTTTGTAGATGGTATTTCTAATATTATTGTTAAAAATTTAAAAGCACTAGATGTTCATAAAAGACCTGTGCATTGTGCAGATAAAAAGAGGGAAGTTATTTATATCAAAGATGAAGATAAATGGGAAAAAGAAAATGAACAAAAAATAAAAATTCGTAAAGCTATCAAACGTGTAGCATTTAAAAATGAAAAACTTTTGCCAAAATTTAAAGAGCTTCATCCAGGGTGTAACTATAGTGATTCAAAATATTCAGACCATTATAGTAAATTAGTTATAGAGGCGATGGGAGGTATGGGAGATAATGAAAGCGAAAAACAAGACAAAATTATCAGAAATATAGCTAAAGAAGTAGTTATAAATAAAAGTTAATAATTTGATGGCAAAGGTCCATCTACTATAAATTCACCTGTTGCAGTATACCTTGATGGATAATTAGGCATAAATTGTAATTGATTAGGTTTATATCTTTTATTAAATAATTTTTGACCTTCATTAAATGATTTACTCCAAGTATCTACTCCAAAATTAGCTTGAGGTGGCTGAGCATACATATCCTTAGTAATTATTTTTTCTCTAGTTCCATAACCGGTTGTTAATGGAGAATATGTAGGTGTTACACCAACGGTCAATTTACCCGCATTATTGGCACCAGCAATACATTCTGATGTTTTAGGAGACGATGATAAATTAGGCTGACAACCAGGACAATCAAAATCAGTAAAGCATTGCTGACCAGTTATAGCACATCTTGAAGTTGGTCCGCAAAAATTTTGACAACTATAAGTAGTATTTAACGGTAAATCTACAGTATGAGTTGTTTTATCACTTACAGGAGTTGAAGTAAAGCATTCTACAATATATTTTTCGGCAGCTAAATAATCAATCATATTAAAAACAAAAACTAGTAAAATCATTGTCATAAGGGGTAAAAATATTGTGTTAAAAGAAAATTTCATATAATAAATTGATATTAAAATTTTTATATTAATTTAATATAAGTAATGTCAGATACAAATAATGATACTAGTGCTATAGACGAAAAAAAAGACCAAGATTCATCCTCTTCTGCAAGTAGTTTTATATCTAATATAGGAGGATTCCTAACTTCTTTAATTGTGATAATTATTCTAATAATATTATACTTTTCAAGTGGTGGATTAATTTTATTTATGTGTAAATTAGCACAATCAAATATATTACCGTCCGAACCTAATTGTGCTCCTTATACTGATAATAAACCAGATATAGAAAAAATACAAACTAATATTTTTACCACATTTACAGACCCTGAAATGTCTATGAAAATGGAAATACCATATGATATAAATTCGCAAAATAAACTTGTTGAGATATTTAAAAAATATAAGGAAAAATCTTCTTCAAACTTTTTAGCAAATTATTTTATTTCAATAATAGAATCTATATTACAATTTAATTATTCAGCAATTAATACTATTATGAATTTAATGAACTCCACATTTCCTGAACCAGCAATAGTAGGTGTTGGTCCTTTAATTGGTGGTTTTTTATTTGCTTTTGGAGCCTTAATTAATATTATTTATTTTATATATTTATGGTTTACAAATATGTCGTGGTTCTTTAAAACAAATAGAAATGATACAGGTGATGGAAAGCCACAATGGGAAGATGTCACAATCATGACTCCAGTAAATTGGTTTTTAGGAGCAGGATTAGCAATACTATTTGTTTTTATAATTATATTTGGTTTTCCTATTGTTTCAATTTTACCAATATTAGTTTTTCATAATTCTGTAATTTCCACATTATTTGTTAAAGCTATAATGAATGGTAAACAAATATCATCATTTACTATCATAAAAGAAACCTTAAAATATTATAAAGTAATAATAGTATCAATAATAAGTTTGTTTCTTATTTTATTGGCTTTCTCTAAATTAGGTACATTACCTGGTATTTTTGCAATTCTTACTGTTGGATTAATATATTATGGTTTAATAGGTTTAGATATTTTTAAATCAATTCCAGAATCAAATTTATCCCCATTAGTTAGCAATAAACAAGCTATTAAAACATGTAAGGCACCAGAATTTAAAAAATTTAATGAAAAAGGATTCTTTTATAATTTGATATTTGGACAAAAAGGTGGCAACATTTCAAAAGAATTAAGAAAAATAGGAAAAAATTTATCTAATAAATAATTTTATCGTAATATTACTTAAATAATAGTTATTTAATTAATATTATAATGGGTAAAAATAAAAATAAACTATCAAAACATCCTTTTGTTAGTATATGTACACCAACATTTAATAGACGTCCTTTTATACCAATAATAATGAAATGTATTGAGAATCAAACTTATCCGAAAGATAAAATGGAATGGATTATTGTAGATGATGGTACTGATAAAATTGAAGATTTAGTAAGTCATCTGCCTTATGTAAAATATTTTAAATATGATGAAAAAATGACAGTTGGTAAAAAAAGAAATTTAACAAATGAAAAAGCAAAAGGTGATATTATAGTTTATATGGATGATGATGATTATTATCCTCCTTATAGAGTAAATCATGCTGTAGAAAAATTACTCGGAAGTAAATTTTTATGTGCAGGTTCAAGTGCAATGTTTATGTATTTTAAACATATAAATAAGATGTTTCAATTTGGTCCATATGGTCCAAACCATGCAACAGCAGCAACATTTGCTTTTAAAAGAGAATTATTAAATCAAACAAAATTCGATGAAGAGTCATCTGTAGCTGAAGAGAGCAAATTTTTAAAAGGTTATACTATTCCATTTGTGCAATTAGACTCAACAAAATCCATATTAGTGTTTTCACATACTCATAATTCATTTGATAAAAAAGAATTATTAAAACAAATGCCAAATCCAAGTGTGCATGATACACCATTAACTCCAAAAGATTTAGTAAAAGAACCAGATATCTTAAAGTTTTTTATGGAAGATATAGATGAGTTATTAATTAATTATGAACCAGGTAAACCAGAAAATAAACCTGATGTAACTAAACAATTAGCCGAAATAAAGATAGAGAGAGAGAAAAAAATTCAAGAAATAATGAAACAACAAGCAGATTATCAAGATACAATTAATAAAATAACAATGATTACAAATCCTGAAATATCTCAACAACAAATTAATGAACAAGCTATGATGATACAACAATTAATGTTTGAAAATAATCAATTAAAAGAACAAGTTCAATATTTAAATAATAAAATTAAACAGCTTATTACATCTCAAATAGAAAAAAAGAAAAATGAAAGAAAAATTGAATTATCTAGTGAAGGTCCAACAATAAATATAGCTTAAAATGATTTAAAGATATATGTGTTATATATTATAATATATAAGACATGTACCAGGACGATTATTTAAATCAAGTTGACCAAAATAATTTTGACGAAGACGATGCTGATAAAATGTTTGAGAAGGTAAAGAGACAAGATAAGGGTTACAATGTAATTTATAGAAAGGCTTTAAAGAAAAATGGACAACTATATAACAAGAAAATTGAAATATATACATCCAATGGAACTGGAAATCGAATTAGAGATGCAGAGACTGGTGAATATTTTTCAAACCTTGTAGGTTCAAAGGATGAATATTTGTTTTTCAAGGTTATTTTGACTACTGGAGAATGTCGAAGTATAAATGGTTCTAGCACGTTATTTTATAGTTCGCCTCAGCATTATGTATCTCATTTGTTGTGTGATGTAGACCCTATTTTATCACATAATTGGGAGCTAAATAGGGATGCTAGGTTATTTGAATTAAAGAATAAAATTATTCTAAATCAACATTCTATTGATGTTAGATAAAGTCAATATTAATTAAAATTAATTAAATTTAAACTATAAATTTTTTATCATAGTTTAAATTGAAAAACTTATTCTTCTGATTCATCACCAGCATCTTCTTCTTCTTCAATTTCTTTATCAGTTGTTCCAGTAGCATTTTCTTTAATATATTTTTCAATATATCTATAAATACGATTAATATCGAGTTTGCTTATTTCATAATTATCAAGTAAATTAATAATCTCTGACGTGTCATGATTATTACTTAATTCAATAAAGAATCCAAATAAATCTTTTTTATCCATTCCTAATTTCTGACATAGCTTCTGTATAAAAAGAGAATTATTATATTCAGTAGAATATTTAGTTAAGACTTTTGTAAATCTAACCTCACATGGTATAGTTTTATTATTTGTTATAAATGTTTCATGATATAATTTATTATTTTTAAATGTCTTAATTAGAGAACTCATTTCATTAAATTGCCATATTTGTTTTTGAAATGTAATACGGTCAATATAATCTGCAAAACATATATTATCTAATTGAGAAATATAGAATGGTATAGATTTTTTCTTATCCATTTTTTCAATTACATCAATAATATTTTCATGCCATAATAATCCAACACTTGTTCGGTCTGTTTCATTCATAATATTATTATGTTCATTAAGAGGAAAATAACCTTTAATAAGTTTATTTGTGATTTTTTTTGTATCATCATTATATGATTTAATTTGAAGAATATTTTCAATAATGTCACATGTAAAAAGTTCAGGTTTATTTTTGAATAAGTTATGGATATTATTTAATTTTCTTAAATCACCTTGAACATATGTGACTAGTTTAGTTTTTAAATTAGATTCGATTTTAGTGAATAATGATTCTGTTATGTTTAATATTTGAAGTTGATTGGGTGTTTTTAATTCTATAGTATTACAAACTTTCATTAGTTCTTTAATTTTTTTATCTACTCTATAGTTACCAATACAAATAATAGGATTCATAGTAACTTCTTCTAATTTTTGTTTTTTCGTCTTTTTAGGTCTAATAAGTTTAATGAGTGAATTTATACCTCCTTTATCACCGTTATTCATTCCATCAATTTCATCCATAATAATTGCAATTTTTTTGATTTTTTTATTAAATAAACTCATAATATTTTTATCAGACATATTATGTTTTGTAATATCTTCGATAACAGATGTATTTCTAATATCACCTGCATCATATTTAATAATATCATAATTAAGTTCTTTTAATATATTAAAAACAAATGAGGTTTTACCTGTTCCAGGGTCACCATAAATATAAATACCTTTTTTAAAAAGTAGATTGTTTCTATTAGATTCAAAATCATTTAGAATTTTTTTAATTTCTTTTTCTTGTTCATATCGATTAAGAATTTTATTTATATTTAATTTGTCCATTTTATATATTTAACAACATTCTTTTTATGTAGATTTCTACACAAATCACGTTTCTTTAAATAATTAGTTAAAATTTTCCTGCAATTGTCTGAATTATTTTCAATACAATAATTAATAATAAAATAAATATAATTGTTAAAAACCATATTTTTATATCTATATTGTTTATTTTTAAGCCATAAATTTATATTCTCTCCAAGTATTTTTTCAAAGACAAAATCATTATCTCTTCTAATCATATCACGAACATAATTTTCATATAATTTTATAGAACTCTTGATAGTATGATGATATAAATTATAAAATGTCTTATTAACAAATACGAGCTTCTTATATGTAATAAATTCTTTGATTAAATTAATAATATCATCAGGTAAATGAGATAATTTCATTATACATATAATTATTAAAATATATTTATAATGTTTATTTTTATTATTTTCTATATCTTTTGGTGTAAAGGCAAAAAAATAAGAAAAATGTAAAATAAATAGTTTGTCAATGATTATTAACACCATAAATTATTCTGTCTAAGTTTGACAAGGATTATTAACACCATAAGTTATTCCGTCCCATGATACTCCACAATTTTTTGCCCAAGTATATTTAGCACACAATTCATTAGACCCTGAAAATGCAGGAGTATTAAAGCTCATTCTTAAATGTTTATCTCCATCTTGAGGAGAACATGTTCCTAAATCTTTTACATTAATACATGTAGCATTATTTCCAGAACCATCGATTAACCAAAAATCAGGACAATCTGGAATCATAGGAGGCCATTCTTGGTTAGTAGAATAAGTAAGCGCCATCCCAATGAATACAAGACTAATTATTAATATAATTATAGCAGCAAAAAGAATAAATTTTTGAAAACCTTCCATATAAATTAAATAAATATAATTTTTTCTATTTACTTATTTTATATAAATGAACAAAGTAAATAATGGACGTGTTAATATAAAATCACCTAATACTTCAACATTATTTGAAATGTATGATAAAATACCTGCTAATCAATGTGTAACATTTAGGAATGCAACTGATGGTTTATGGAATGAGACTCCTTTGTCGCAAGCATTTTTTTCTAAACAAAACGTACTAATACTTCAAAATGGTATTAGAGCAGGTGTATATCAACGCTCAAATGGACAATATGTAATAGGAGGACAAGATTGTGATTCACTTAAAATAATAATGAGAAGTGTATTTCTTCAGCACTCTGTAAATCAACCATCTAATATTCCTCATCAAATAACTGAGCTAAATAAAATTGTATTAAATTATTGCATACAACAGGTATATAGTGAAGCTCAGGGTTATATGAAATATATAGACGATGTAAGCACATTAGTTGTTCCTATTGCACATCCAATTCAAGCTAGCAATACAGATAGACAACTTGAATTAAAGAGTTGGTTTTAATCCACCTGTAAAAGAGCAATCGTTTGCGTTTTCTTTAAGTAGTTTTATTAATATATTAAAATAATGGATGATAAAATTGTTTTAATATGTGCTACAGGACGTTCCGGTTCGACAACAATGCAAAGATTAATTAACACAATTCCTAATTCAAATATATGTGGAGAGAATTTTGCAGCTATTAATTCACTCCTTGAATTTTACAGAAAAATTAAAAATGCTACTATAAACAATATACCAGGACATTTGACACCTTTTACATATGATTATCTTATTAGCAAAAATGTAAAACCATCTTGGTATAATTCATATAATTATAACCAAATTGTACATATGATAAAGTTGATGATAATTAATATGTTTACACCTTTGCACATTTAAAACGCTCATTATAGACGCTAAAAAAATAAAAAAGTGTAAAATCAATAGTAGGAATTTCACCTACGATGGTCTTACTTTTTCTTCTTCTGTTTTTTCCCTTTGGGAGGAAGAAGTGAAAGACGAAATTTGCGTAACTTGTGAAAAACATAATGGTCGTTCTTGATTTTCTATCCAACAACTTGTTAATTTCATTATGTTTATGGAAGAATTTGCATCTCGTGTCCTGAATACGATTTTTTTGTTTTCGCAACTCACGCAATCAGAACACTTTAACAGACGAAATACTTTCTTCCCTTCCTTATCCTTGTAATATTCTAAATCTTTATTACAATCACAACATTTCTTACTTGTATTACATTCGTTTATGGTAATCGTATCATATTTTCTATGAATTAATTTCCTTAAACCTTTATTCATTGTAGGCATAAAATGTTTCATTTGGGTTGACCTACTCCAATTTCCATAACCGATCAGGATATTTTCTCCAAAAGTTTCCTTAATTTTATTCAGGAATGTATCTATGGATTTCTTACTATAAGAGTATTGTCTGAATTTCATTTTACGCCATACTTCTTGTTTATAAAATTCAGATGTTTCCTTATTCAATTTATTCTTCTCAACTAAATATGTTTTGAACTTTTCATAATCAACTGATTTGCTATTTTGAAATGATAATTGGGTTTCTTTTTCAATAATTCTCTTTCGTTTCCTTTCCTCTAATAAAATTCGTTGGTTTGTTTTTGCTTTACTTTCTCGTTTTCTTTGTGGGGATGTGTATTGTAGTTTGTTTCCATTTTTATCCATCATATAAACTAACGAACGCTTACCAGGGTCGCAACCAACAATATTTCTGTCTTTCAAAGTATCTAATTGTTCTTTGGATAAATCTTCTATGGTATGAAATTCTTGTTCTTGTAAAACAGGAACTCTTGAGCCCCATTTTTTATCTTTCAAATCTTTTCTGATAAATAATAAACAACAGGATATTCCATCGGTTTGTATTTGGTTATGAAACTGGTAATGTTTATTCTTGAAAATTATATTTTTCATATCCAAGAAATTACCCCATACTTCATTTTGGTTCTCTTTCACACTACTTAATAATTCACCCTTTTTGGTTTTATTTCCTTCTTTATCCTTTTCAGGTGAAAATAAATTTATCAAACTCGCTGTATCAATAATGATATGTTTTGGAATAATATTGTTTCGTAATGGTAAAGGTTGAAATAATTTACTTTCTATTTTTTCTAATACGGAATTCATATACAACAATCCTTTCAGATATTCAAATGGTCTTACTTTTACATCGTAATGTATTGACTTTTTGATTTCGGTAGGTAAAATATTAGGTAAGTGCGTTTCTTTCCAGTTTGAAAACATAGCATCGGTTTCAGATAAATTAAATAATTGTTTCTTGAATTGAAATAAAATTGCTTTCTCTTCGGTTATTTCATTGGTAGTTTTATTGATAAATCGTAAGAAATGTTGAATGAAATGTTCCTGTAAATTATTATTTAAGGAAGTATGTATTTGCGTCGCTAAATAAGGTAATAAAAAAGTTGTATTTTTCAAATTAGTTTTTTCGTGATTTAGTAAAGGTTGGTATTCGGTTTTATAAAAGGTTTCTAAACTGGCTAAAAGTTCAGTATCTTTTCCTTTCTTTCCTCTATTATCACGAGTTCCTAATGATTTGATACAATACAAAATAAAAGTTTCATTTAATTCAGGTAAGGGGTGTTTTTTGGTATATTGTTGTAAAACATACAAACGAATAAATAGGTAAGTATGAATAACTAAATCATTCATTTCAAAAACCAAATGGTTAACTACTGGTTGTATTGTATCACGATTTTGTAAAATGGTTTTCAGAGGAATTTTGAAAGTTTTGTATGCAGACTTTTCGGTATTCCTAAACTCTTGGAATTTTTCCTTAAGTTTTTTCTTTTTCATTTATAAAATATATAAAGATTATTTCTTTAAGTATTTTACGCGAGAATTATTAATTAAAATTGATATAAAAATAATTTAAATGTTATAAGTGAATTTATCTCATGAATAACATACCTTTTGAAAAATCATTTACTTCTCACGAAAAGTCAATATTTTGGAGTGATAGAAATTTGATAAAACCTAATGAAATAACAAAAGGAAGTTCTAAAAAGTTTTATTTCAATTGTGATAAATGTAATCATGAATTTTTAATGCAACTAAATGTAGTAACACGTGGAGGTTGGTGTAATTTTTGTTCTAATAATAATCTTTGTAAAAATAATGAATGTAAAATATGTTTTGAAAAATCTTTTGCTTCTCATGAAAAATCCGCATTTTGGAGTAATAAAAATGATTTAATACCAAGACAAGTATTTAAGGTTAGTGCTAAAAAATATTTATTCAAGTGTGAAACATGTAATCACGAGTTTATAAATAATCCATCTCATGTATCTAACGGAAGATGGTGTCCTTATTGTTGTATTCCTCAAAAACAATTATGCGGTATTAAAGAATGTATAGATTGTTATAATAAATCATTTGCTTCACATGAAAAAGCGAAATATTGGTCTAATAAAAATGAATTAAAACCTGAATTTGTTTTGAAAAATGGTGATAAAAGAGTATGGTTTGATTGTGATAATTGTAGTCATAATTTTGAAAAACAAATAAAATATGTTTCAAAAGATGGTTGGTGTCCATATTGTAATAGTTTTAAATTATGCGAAAATGTAGATTGTGTATCTTGTTTCAATCGGTCATTTGCTTCACACGAAAAAGCAAAATATTGGTCAAATAAAAATAATAATTCACCACGACAAATGGTTAAAGGAAGCGGAGAAAAATATTGGTTTAATTGTGATAAATGTAATCATGACTTTGAAAAAACATTAAGAGATATAACAAGTGAAAAATATGGTTGGTGTCCATATTGTGCAAATAAAAAAATGTGTTATAATGATGAATGTATAGATTGTTATAATAAATCATTTGCTTCACATGAAAAAGTAAAATATTGGTCTTCAAAAAATATAGAAAACCCACGACATTTATTTCAAGGTGATAGTAATAGATTTTGGTTTAATTGTGATAAATGTGATTTAGATTTTGATACTATCCTTTATAATGTAAAGACTGGATATTGGTGTCCGTTTTGTAATAATAAAACCGAAACTAAATTATATAAATTTTTGAAGGATTTATTTCCATCAATTATATTTCAATTTAGAGTTGATTGGTGTAAAAATATAACATATTTACCATTTGATTTCTGCATTCCTGAATATAAAATCATTATTGAATTAGATGGACCTCAACATTTTCAACAAATATCAAATTGGAAATCACCACAAGAACAAGAAAAAAGTGATAAATTTAAAGAAACATGCGCAAATGAAAATGGATTTTCTACAATAAGAATACTTCAAAGTGATGTATTTAATGATACATATGATTGGGAAAAAGAACTATGTGGTTCTATAGAAGAATTAAAAAAGGGAGATGAAATAGCAAATATTTATTTATGTAAAAATGACGAATATACTAATTTTTAATTACTATTTTGTTCTTTCAACTTTTCCTTTCTTTTCAGATAATAAGTCCTTCTCCATTCCTTTATTTTTTCAGGATTTTCATTTTTTAATTTATCTACATAATTCTTGTTTCTTTCCTTTACAACATCTTTGTTATTTTCGTAATATTTTAGATGTCTATTGTTATTGGTATATTTTTTCAAATTTTCTTCTAATTCTACAATATATTTTTCCCTTTTTTCTAATTTTTGTTTCAATTCCATTATTTCATCATTAGAATTCATTATATATTTTATACTATATAATAAATTATTTTTAAGTTTTTTATGTTATAATTGTATATGACGCATCATAAGAGCGAAGATTACAAAGTAAGTGCCGTTCAATATTATTTAGTGCAAGATAAATCACAAGAAGAAATATGTAGAATTTTTCAGTGTTCTCGTCGTAGTTTAATGCGTTGGGTGAAACAATATAAAAACAAGGGAAACGTGGAAAGACAAAATAGAAGTCCTATTGCCTATAAAATTAAAAGAGAACATATCCGTTTTATCAAAGATGAAATCCATAAAAATAAAACCATTACAATGGAAGATTTATTATTTTTACTAAAAAAGAAATATCCTTTATCGTTAAGTCGGTTTCATTTGAACAGGGTTGTAAATGATAATAATATTACTTTGAAACTTACAAGAATAAGACACGAACCTACACATCGTTGGGGAAAAGAAATTAACATAAATGAAAAGTTAAGAGATTTTTATGACGAAGTCCAAAAATACAAAATAGAAGATGTGATTTGTATAGACGAAACAAGTATCAAATCTTTACAAAAACGTAATCATTGTTATAGTCAAAGAGGTAAAAGATGTGTAATCAAAACACAATCCCAAGAAGTATTCAAGAAATATACAGGCATCTTTGCGATTTCCGTAAATGGTGTGGAAGGGTGGGAATTATATGAAAAAGGAGGAATAAATACAGAACGATTAGTAGCATTTTTAGAAAAATTTATTACAGAAAAATACAAAAATAAATTAATTATTTTGGATAATGCTTCCGCACATAAAAACGATATTATCCGAAATTTAGTAAATAAACACAATAAATTACTTTATAGCGTTCCTTACCAGCATTTTAGTAACGCGATAGAGAATTATTTTTATAACTTCGTAAAATGTTAAAATCCAAATTACAAAAATTAAATGGATTGAAATATGAAAATTTAAAGGAAAATATCGTAAAAGCAATAGACATCATACCACAAGAATATTATAAGAACATTTTAGAAGGTGCTTATAATAGGAAAGAAAAATATATTCCAAAGAATAAAACTCGCAAAAATCAGAAAAAAATATATCTATAATGGGCGTTTTAAATGTGCAAAGGTGTAAAAAATCGGAGACAAATAATATTTGGGGGTTTAAAGAAATAAGATATGATATGGGAAATATAAATTATATAATAGATTTCAAAGAATTATTTCCACAAACAAAAGTTATAGTTCAAGTTAGAAAGGATTTAGTTACTCAGAGTAAAAGTGCTTGGTTTAAAGAAGATAAAAACTCAATAAATTATTTAACAAAATATACAAAAGAACTAATTAATTTTGCAATTGAAAATAAAGAATGGTGTTATCTTATAACTTTTGAACAGATGTTTGTTATTAATAGATTAAAAAATTTATTTCAATTTCTAGATTGTGAACAATTCTTTGATGAAAATAAAATAACAGAAGTTTTGAATAATAATATAAAAGATTAATTTATTATTATAAATTATGAGTGAAATAATTAATAATAAGGTATTTTTAGGTGATATGTTTAGTGCAAATGATGAGGTTATGTTAAAAGAAAATAATATAACTTGTGTAATATGTGTTGCTGAAGGAATAAATATAAGATTTAATAACCCCAACATAAAATTTTATAAATACGATTTACAAGATGATTTAGATTGTGATATTTCTCTCTATTTTGATGAAATAGGAAAAATAATAGATAGAGAGAAGACTGTATTAGTTAATTGTGTAGCAGGTATAAGTAGGTCTTCAACAATAGTAATTTCTTATATAATGAAGTATTATGAATTTAATTTAAAAGACGCTTTTATTTATGTTAGAAATAAAAGAAATATGATATGTCCAAATAAAAAATTCTTAAGATGCTTATTTGATTATGAAATGAAATTATTTGGTAGAAATAGTATTAAGTGGGATGAAATGGTTCAGTTGTGTTTTTATAGCTAATTTTCTTTTTACCTTTGGTAAAAAAGAAGGAAAGCCTTTGACTTATCGTTTATATGCAAGTTTTTATATAAATGTTAGCCAAGTCGGCTTTATATTAAGTATTTTAATATATATTAAATAAAAAATATATATTAAAGCTCTTTATATTAATTTATAATATATTTATTTTTGATTTTAAAATTTTAATCATCTTCAACAAGTAATGATTGCTTTTTTACAACTTTCTTTACAGCAGTTTTTGATACAACCTTCTTCTTTGGTTTTACATCATCACCATTCATTAATTTATTTCTTTCTTCTTTATATTCAAAATATTGTTCCTTTAAAGTTTCTAATTCATTCAACCACATCTTATTAATAGTAGTAGACTTTACAATTTCTAATTCAGATTCTTTACCTCCATGTTCCTTATTTAGTCTAGCTACATTTTCTTCAGTTACCGAATCCATTGGCATCTTAGTTAAATAATGATAATTTACGTCACCATCAATAATATCATATCCTTTTGTTTGCAACATTTCTACAACTTGTTCTTTCTTCTTCTTACGCAAATCAATTGTGTCATCAATATTTTCTTTAATATATTTGGCTTTATTGGTAAGCATCATCAATTCACGCTCCAAACTTTCAATCATATATTCTTTTCTAGTTTGATAAAATTTAAATCTTACATCATAATAAGAATCAATAATATCAGAAACTTTGTCAAATTTTTGCAATATATCATTTGCATCAAATAAATGCATATTAGTTGTAGTATTAGTAGTATAAAGCTTTAACAATTTTTCAAGACCATTGCAGGCATAATCACCCTTTGACTTTTCTAAATCTTCTAATTTTCCTTTGACAAATGTAATAGTAAAGTCTACATTTGTATCCCTACTCATGTCTTCATAATCTTTAATCATTGCTGGAATCTTATTTTTATCTTTATCTTCACCGGGATTGCACCAATGTTCAAGTAATTCCTTAAAATCTTCAGTCCAACATCCAACAGGTAATTCAGTTACTCTAATTTTATCGGTTGCTAGTTTTTCATATATTCCTTTAATTAAGAATTTATCATCAGAAATCTTTATAATTTGTCCTTTAAATCCTTCATAATAAGGAATAAAATCAAATTCATCTTCAAGCACAGCTACCTTAGGTTCAAGCACAGCTACCTTAGGTTCAAGCACAGCTACCTTAGGTTCAAGCACAGCTACCTTAGGTTCAAGCACAGCTACCTTAGGTTCAATATGCCTAAGTTTATTTTGCAGATATTCGATGATTTGTAATGGATTATAAGACATAATATCAGTACTAAAGCCAGTTCCAATGCCCTTAGAACCATTAACAAGAATCATAGGAATAATTGGAGCATAATAAATTGGCTCAACAGATAACCCATCATCATTCAAATAGTTAAGAATATTATCATCAGTTTGTTGAAAGATTGTTCTAGTAATTTTATTTAATTGTGTGAAGATATATCTTTCAGAAGCGCTATCTTTTCCACCTTGTAATCTAGTTCCAAATTGTCCATTAGGTGTGAATAAGTTAATATTATTAGAGCCGACAAAGTTTTGTGCCATTCCAACAATAGCACCATTTAAACTAGCTTCGCCATGATGATAACCAGATTCTTTAGACACAATTCCTGAAAATTGAGCAACCTTAATTTCTTTAGTAATATTTATTTTAAATCCAGCGAATACAATTTTTCTTTGTGAAATCTTAAGACCATCCATCAAGTTAGGAATACTTCTATCACAATCATATTTAGAGAAATGTATCAATTCTCTATTAACAAAATCTTCATAAGACACGTTTTTCTTACTGGTATCAAGGTAAGCATCTCTATCATAAATCTTCAACCAGTCTTTTCTATCATCCGCACGTTTTTTATTAAATACCATATCAATTGCGTCATCAGATTCCTTGCCACTAAATTGAAATTCAACAATTTTTCTATTCTCAAAATATTCTCTAAATTCCTTACCAGTACTAGTACCTAAACCTTTATAATATTTAACATTCCATCCCTTAATATCATTATTCTCCTTCCATTCTTCGAATTCACCTTCATTATAGAAATTCAATTCATTAGAACCTTTTTTTGCCTTCAAGATTGGAGTATTCATAAATCCAATAAATCCAGGAATTTGTGTAAGAGTAGGCCATTCACATGAGAATAAATTGATGCCAAGACCTTTAATATGACTACCATCTAAATCTTGGTCAGTCATGAATAAGACCTTACCATATCTTAAGCTGTTATTAACATCTTCTAAATTCAAATATTTTTTACCAGTAACTAGACCAAGAATTTGCTTAATTTCAGTAATCTCTTTATTATCAGTAATCTTCTTTACAGCTTCACCACGAACATTAAGAAGTTTACCTTTCAAAGGATAAACACCAACAATATTACGGTCTTCAGATGACAAACCTGAAAGAATACCTGCTTTAGCTGAGTCTCCTTCGCAAAGAATTAACATACAGTTATTTGACTTTTCAGTTCCAGCCCAATTTGCATCTGTCAACTTTGGAATACCTCTAACAGATTTATTCTTGGTTCCATCAGTCTTTTTAGCTGCTTTGGTTTCCTTAACTTCTGTTAATTGCAATGCAGCATCCATTACACCCATCTTTGCAACCTTTTCAATAAACTTATCACTTACTTCACATTTAGAGCCAAACTTAGATGAAGGAGTATTCATATAATCCTTAGTTTGACTGTCAAATGCAGGATTTTCAATGTCACACCTTAAGAACAAAATTAATTGCTCCTTAATAGTATTAGGATTGACCTTCGTCTTCTTTTTCTTTTCAATAAACTCAACTAATTTTCTAACAATTTGATTCAAAATATATTCAACATGTTTTCCACCTTTAGAAGTGTGAATACCATTTACAAATGATACTTGTACAAATTCATCGGATGGTGTAAGAGCAACAGCATATTCCCATCGACCATCTGAGCCGCCTTCTTCATAAACTCGTGGTGCAACTGATTTATCGCCAATATACATGCTGATATATTGTTCAAAATTCTTGACAGGAATTAGGTCATTATTATATTTCACCTTAATATTTTTATCAGTGATTGCGCCAATATCATAAACACGCTTCTTAAGTAAGGAAATCATATCTGGTGTTAAACCGGAAATACCTAATCTAGTAAAATCAGGTGTAAACGTAATTTTAGTATATGGTTTCGTCTTACATTTGGTAATTGAAGGCTTACAAATTTCATCTAAATTATTTTTATATTCTTGAATATATTTAAGTCCGCGAATATGGTCAACTGTTTCAATGCGACCATAACTAGACCAAATCAAAACAAGCTTAAAACCAAATCCATTCTTACCACCAACAATTTTCTTTTCTTCTTTATTATAATTCGTTGAAGTTCTAAGGTGTCCAAAGACTAGTTCTGGAATCCAAACTCCGTCTTTCTCAGCAACATCAATACCATTACCATCATTAACCATAGTAATTGAACCATCAGATTCAATGGTAATATCAATATGCGAAACAGGTAATGCATTTTCTACATTCGCATCAACTCTTGTTTTCATTCTGACAACATGGTCACGACAATTAACAATACCTTCATCAAACAATTTAAATAAACCAGGAATATAATTAATATTTTTTTCAACAATTTTCTCACCATCTTCGCTCATAATCCATATATCAGAATCGATACTTTCAACGGAACCAATATATGTATCTGGATTATCCAAGATATGCTGCTTATCGGTCTTCTGTTGAACATCAAAGAATAAATCACTATTAGCGTTGTTACTTGTCTTCATTTTTAGTATAATATGTAATTTTATTTTTAACTTAATTTTTATAATCAATTTTATTTAAATTAATAAAATAAAATCAACATTAATATTATTATGCACGCACAGCGAAATTTTATACCAGGTGCAAGAAAAGATACATCTCGAATGATATATTACGCAGCAACATTAAATGCACTATATCCAAATCAATCTGTTCAAAATAACTGTTATTGTATACCAAATAAGTATGATAAAAATACACCTGGTTCAGACGCTACATCATCAAAAATTTCATATGCAACGAGAATTGCTCAAGTTGTAAATACAACAAAAGGTGGAAAAATACAATATGGTAATTTTTATCTGGGTCAGCCATTAAATGTAAATTATTTAGGTAGAGTTGAAGGTATGCCTGGGGGTAGTGGAATGTCACCAGTTAATCGTTATTAAAGTAATATTAAATGCGTTTTTTAATTATTTTAGAAAATAATTATTTTCTCATTTTATCTTATAATGACTGAACAAACATTTGGTAGCAAAGCTCAAGTTTGGCACGGAACTGCTAAAAAAACTACAGGTAGTCTTACAAAGAGTGATTTAATGAAGAACAAGCACGGACGTATTGTTTCTAAAAGAAAGCATACTATTGGAAAGAAGAGTATTAAGCATTTAAGAAAGTTGGGATATATTGCTAAGAAAGGTAATTTTACCTTATTCCATAAGGGTCACAAGTCTCGTAAGATGAGAGGTGGAACTGGTGCTCCTATGGGAAATGGAATGTATCCTATGGAAAATGCAATGCAATTAGGTGCGCCGCTTGATAGAGCTTTAAATGCTTCTGGTGGAAGACTCAGAAGTCGTAAGATGAGAGGTGGTATGGTTTTAGGTGGGCCATTATCTCCTCACTCATTTGATGGTGAAGGTGTAGGAACATCTGGTGTTGGTCTTCAATTCATTGCCGGAAATTCTGCATAAATTATAATGTAATAATTTCATTAACATTATAATTAATAATCAATCCATTCAGGTTTGACAAATTTTTCATAAACAATATAATCTGAAAATTTATAATATAAATATTTTTCAAAATATCTTTTGCTAACAATAAATTTTAATGGTAAATCTCCGCCAGAATATTTCTGATAATAATTATATATATCATCAAAGCTTATAAGTGAAAGAGTATGATTATTTTTAATTTGTTCTTTAATATATGGTATTACACACTGAATATCATTGGATTTATTCCAAAGCGTAGATGTAATATTTAATACATATTTATCATCAATAATTTCACTTGAAAAGAAATGTTTCAATACTCGAATAATATTCTCTTCAGATAATACATTTCTATTTTTAGACCATTGTTTGAATAAAGAGCTAATTTCATCGATTTCAAGTTCATTTTCAAAATCAGATGATGGTGAATTAATTATTGTTGAATCCCAAAACTCAATAAAATCTTTATATATAGGTAAATATTTACTAGTTACACCAACAAAAGAGTCAGATTCCTCATCATATTGAATGTTTGTCTTAAGTATATTTTTAAAAGAGTTAGAAAAAATAACAATTGGTAAACTATTACTAGAGAGAAATTGCTTCCAGATAAAGTGTATATTTTTCCATTCAATCTTAAATCCTTCAGTTGTTTTTTCAATATATTCGCTTATAAATTTTTCTACTAAACCATTTTCAGTTGTATTTTTTAAAGTATATACATAATTTATGAGTTCATCATCTGCTTTTGTATTAAGAAAATTATCAGAATTAATATGTCTATTTGAATAATGAGCAGCAACACATAGCAAGTTTAATCCAATTTTTTTAAGAGATTCTCTCCAATATTCATTAGAATAATTTTCATTAATTTTAATTAATCTGCAATTATTAAAAGTATGTGTTTCATGATATTTAGTAACAAATTTATATGAAATATTATTATTTCCAATAGAAGATGCAGCAACATTCTCAAGCTCATCCAATAATTGTCTCATTTTTTGACTTACAATAAATGTAAAATCAGTATGTTTCTTAAAAATATTGTCACCAATTATAGTAAGAAAATATTTGGCTGTATTTTTAGAAGAAAAAATAGAAGGATAAAGGTAATTTAATACATTCTGTATTGTGTCAGTTTCAGGAATCGAACTAAATAAGTTTCGCTCTTTAATTTGTTTAATAATCGCAGCCTTAGTTTTATGTTTCCATTGTAAAAGGGTTCTTTCTTTAGAAATAGTCGAGAGAAGTTTGTGTAATATTTCATCCTCTTTAACTATAAAATAATCTTTACCATTATACTCATAATAGAAGTTATTATTAGGTAAATAATAATAATTATTCTTACTTAAAAAAACTTGCATAAAAATCTGTTGTTCTTCAGAGAGATAAGTATTAAGGTTCTTTCTTTTCTCATGATTTTTAGACTCATTTTCTAGTGTATTTGGTAAATAAACATGAACATGATTATATATTCTTTGCAACATATATTCATTATCCTTATACCTTTCATATAATTTGTCAACAGTTGTTAGACAATCGCCGCGTTTTGGTTCTGACATTATAATAAGTAATAAAATGTTTTTAAATATATTTTAATAAAAACATATAAAATTATAAAAATAATATAATATTTGATTCTAATATCCTTAATAAATCAATAATAGAGTTGTTATAATATTAATATATAATATGAAAATTAATTTACGATATTTACCAAAGAGATTGACGCAAAAAGATAGAAAAAAACAAAGCAAAGAGCTTATGAAATCTCGTAGTCTTTACAGGAAAGGAGTTTATCATTCAAGACCAAAAGTAAAATCTTTCAAGTCTAAAAAATCCAACCACATAATCAATGCAGAAAAAATGTATCATGTTGACAAAATTGGTGCTACTGATGAGCTTGCAAAAGCAACTGGTTGTTCCAAATCAGCTTTAGCAAAAATTATTAATAAAGGTGCTGGTGCATATTATTCGTCAGGTTCAAGACCAAATCAAAGTGCTCAATCGTGGGGTGTGGCTCGTTTAGCTAGCTCAATAACTGCAGGAAAAGCAGCAGCTGTTGATTATAATATATTAGAAGAAGGTTGTAAACCGAAATCCAAGGCATTAACTTTAGCAAAAAGAGCAAAGGCAAAACATGGCCACGGAACAAGGAGAGTTCCAAAAGTTAAAATTTAATTATATAATTTAATTGCGTTAAAATATTTACATACATAAGTATTTAAAGATTTTAAATTAAAATCTACTATAATGTCCGCATTTTCAAACAAGAACCAAGTTATTGAATCTACTGAAGGAAACGTTCTTACCATTAAAACAGTTCAAATTGCTCCATTTAGGACTCTTATGACTGCATTAAAAGATATATTATTAGAGACAAATATTACTTTTGAACCTGATGGTATGAGAATTATTAATATGGATAAATCACATACTATTTTAGTTCATTTATTTTTATCTGCACAAAATTTTGAATTCTATGAGTGCAAAAAAGAGAAAATAATTATTGGTGTCAATATGTTTCATCTATTTAAATTAATTAACACGATTGAAAATGATGAAACATTGACTATTTACATTGAAAATTCTGATTATGTAGATGGAATTGTCTCTTATTTATCTCTCAAATATGAAAATGGAGAGATAAAACAATGCAAGACACAGAAACTACGTTTGATTGAACCTGACCCAGAAGAGTTGCAATATCCAGATGTTACTTTTTCATCTATTATTAATTTACCATCTGCTGATTTCCAAAAAATTATTCGAGATTTGTCATGCATTTCAGAGAAGTTAGAAATTAAGTCTGTTGGCAATGAATTAATTTTTAAATGTTCTGGTCAATTTGCTTCTGCTGAAATTCATCGTGCTGAATCTGACGGTAGTATGGGATTTATTTCAAAGCAAGATTCGTCTAAAATTATTCAAGGAGAATTTTCACTTAAGAACCTTGGTTATTTTATAAAATGCACTAATTTATGCCAACAAATTGAAGTTTATCTTGAGAACGATTTGCCTCTCGTTGTTAAATATAATGTCGCAAGTCTTGGCAGCATACGCCTCTGCTTAGCACAGTTGCCCTCAGCATAAATGGTGTCAAAATAATAAATGTTTGTAAAATCCAAATTATCAGTGTCAATGTTATTAATTTAATAATTAACTATTAAACTAATATAAAGATATAATACCATATAATCTATGCCTATTAGATATACATACCAGCAAGTTCAAGATATTTTTTCTCAAAGAAGTTGTCTCTTATTAAGCACTATATATAAAAATCAATTAGACAAAATGGAATATACAGCTTCTTGTGGTCATAATAACCATATTTCATTAAAAGAAATTTTAATTGGTCACGGAATAAAATGTAGGAACTGTGCTTTGGAAATACCAACATATGAATCGATGTCATCTTATTTTGAAAGTAAAAATTGTAAATTAACTTATACCAAAAATGAATTTAATAATTATTATACTAATAATAGACAGAAATTAAATTATATTGCTTCATGTGGTCATGAAAATAATGTATGTTGGAAAAATTTTCAATCTTTAAATCAAGGTATTAATTGTCCTAAATGTGTAAATAAAAATACAGGAGAAAAACTAAAAGAATTTAGATCATTGGATGAGAATAAAAATAGTTGTATACAAGAAATGAAATGTATTAATTATTTTAAACATTTAGTAAGCAATAATTTTGCAGTAACTAAAACTTTTGATGGTTGTAAATCTGATATAATTATTAAAAAATTTGATGAACTTCAAGATTTGTGGTTAGGAATTCAAGTTAAATCAACTAACAAAAAAACTGAGAGAGAACAATATTATTTTAGATTAAATAATGGAAGATATGATAATTGTATTCTTTTATGTATTTGCGAAGAAGACAAAAAAATGTGGTTGATACCATATCAAGAAGTTCATGGTTTAAAAACTATTGGAGTCGCACAAAAATCAAAATATAATAAATATGAAGTTACTTCTGAAACTTTAATAGAAAAACTAACTATTTATTATAATTCAACAATTAAATTTGATTTTAAGACATTGAATACTCCAACAAGCAAAAGCCAACAACAAGAACAAGAATATCGTAATTTAAGAGAAACAAAAATAGATTTTATTGAATTCGTAAACAATGATACAGAAGGGCTTGTTTATGATTTTAAAATTGGAGAGAAAAAAGTTCAAGAAAAAGTAGGTTCTATTACACATAATAATCCAAATTCTTTTATATTTAATTTAATTAAATATAAATGCAGAATTGATGGAAAATGTGTGAATCAAAGTTATCAAGAAGGAGATAATGATTTGTATTGGCTACATTGTAAAAATGGAAAATTTTATGTTATTCCAGAAAAAGAATTGATTGACAATGGATTTATTGGAAATGATTGTAAAGAACATTTATATGTTTCCCCTACAAATGAGAATACAGAATGGTGTAACAAATATTTATTTGATTATGACAATGTAGATAAAGAACGTCTGCTACAAATAATTAATGTATAAATATAATTTATAATAATTTATTATAATTATTATATATAAATGTCTAGAAATTACGCTAATTATCCACAATATTTAGGTGCACTTAAATGTTGCGATTTAAGAACTCAAGGTCCTTTAGGTCCTATTGGTCCAACTGGTCCATCAGCAATAGGTCAAATGGGACCAACTGGTTCGACCGGACCTTCTGTCACTGGACCAACAGGTAGAAGTTGTAAGGGTGATACTGGTGCAAAAGGACCTACAGGACCTACAGGTGATACAGGACCTACAGGTAATACTGGTCCTACAGGAACATTCACATCAGGATTTATTATTGATGCTAGTCTTAATTCTATTACGGACGTATCATATGGCTTTACAGGTAATATTGTGTCATATACTCCTTCTCAAGCTGGTATATGGATAATTTGCGGAACTATATATGTAGGACCAGTATTACCTGCTCCAAATGATCAACTTTCTGGAAATATTAGTATTTCTAAAAATAGCATTATTTTTTGGCAAAATATAGTTCAGGACAATTTTGGGGAAAGTATCACTATAAGTTGTGCTGTTAATGCTAATGGTACTACTGATACAATCAAAATAGATATGTATTATACATTAGTTAGTGGTGGTTCAGGTTTAAGTTATGGATTTCTACTAGGGCCTTTAACCATTGTTCAATTTATTCGGGTTGGTTGAGATTTTTAACTATTATATGTAAATAAATATATATATTATATGTAAATAAATATATAGAGAATAAATTTATTTTTATTTATTTATGACCACAATTGTTTCAGCATTTGTAAGCGATATTAATTCGAGGGAAGATAGAGATATTACTAGTTATTATTTATTAGGTAAATTACTTTTACAATCAACAACGCCAAAAATAATTTTTCTTGATGAAAAAATGTATAATTTAATTCAACCAAATGATTATGATAAAGATACAACCCTTCTCATAAAATATAATAAATATGAGAGTTATTTGTATAAATATATAAATAATTTACATACTTTTACATTAAATACAGATAATCCTTCAAAAGATACACTTGAATATATGTTTACAATCTGTAATAAAACAGAATGGATAAGAAAAGCTATAGAAAATGATATTTTTCATTCTGATAATTTTATTTGGATTGATTTTGGAATAAAACAAGTATGTAATTGGTCTGATGATGAATTTATTCAAAAATTAAATAATTTATACCATAAACAATATGAAAAAGTGCGAATTGGACATATATGGGATTTATCATTGCACTATAATATTGATATATTAAGACAAATATCATGGTATTTCGCAGGTGGGGTTTTTGGTGGTAATAAAAATATTCTCTTACAATTTGCAGATTTAATGAAAGAAAAATGTATTGAAATTATGAATGAGACTGGTACAATTATGTGGGAAGTAAATATGTGGTATATTTTATATACAGAAAATCCAGATTTATTTGAGCCTTATCCATGTAATCATTCAAATTCTATAATTGATAATTATTAACTATATTTTACGATTGAATCTATATATTTTTTATCGTAAACTCCAATACGAGTTGTTCTGTCCCATGTGCTATAATTTATTAAAACTTGATTATCTTCTACAACAATACTTAAACAATATTCAATTGGTTCGCCTTCAAATTTAAAAGGTGCGGAATATCTAAGTAAATTCATATCAGCGTCAAAAATAGAAATAATATGGTAATAATGCCTTGGATTATCATATGACACAATATGATTTACAAACCATATTTCAGTTTCTTCAATATTAATCTTAATATTGCCATTAGATTTTTCATCTATTTTTTTTGTATAATTAAAACCGCATGTTGAGCCACGTACTTTTGAAAATATTTTTGGCATTTCTTTAGTTTCAGAAACTGTAATAGTATTATTTTCATTTAATTTACAAATTTTTAATGGATGCCAATCATATATAATATAGTTATCTTTTTTATAATCTACAAAAACCCAATTTTTTTCACAACTAGAACTGTTAAAATTTTGTTTTAATTCATTTACTATAAGTTTTTTAGAATTCAAATCATAATCACCTGAAACAATTCCAATATTGTTTGTTTGATGATATCCAGTTCCTATGTAAATTAATTTATCTTTATAGTTATCATAAAATATTCTAACGTCTTCAATACCAATATATCGTCTTCCATCAAATTCAACTTCTAACCAGTCTTCTTTAATAAGATTAAAATTTTTATCAAATTCAACAAATTTATTAATAGAAATAATATGTTTCTCACAATTTATATAACTACCGTTAGGCTGAATATTATAATTAACATATCTTATATTACAAAAATATCCATCACTATTAGGTTTTTTTATTAAACAACTAGATGATGAAACAAAATTAATATTTTCATTATTTATGTTTGAATTAATTGAGCTGTCGACATAATAAAGTGTTTTATTTTGTAAAATTTGTTTATAAAATTTCATGTTAGATAAAACATTATCAATTTCCATATTATTATTTGAATTATTAAAAACGGTAATTATTTGTTTATCAATATTTTTGATTCCGCAATAAGCTGAAAATATTGTATATTCATAATATATTTCGTAAGTATAAACATTATTATGTAAAAATAAATATGTATCTTTATTAAAGTTCTGTTCCAATATTTCATTTGCTAGATTATAAAAATTGTAACATAATTTATGTTTTGATTTTTCTCTATAATATTTAATGATTTCATATAATGCTTCCAGACGATTAGGATAAAAATCATATCCTTCTAGCCAATAATATAAAGCATTAGCAAATTTATTTAAATTTTTATAGCATAATCCAAGTCTATAATAACTATACCATACTTCTTCTTGCCAACCGCCAAATTCAATACGTTTTATATAAAATGGAATAGCTTCTTCATATTTTCCCAAGTCATGATAACTATTTCCCAAATAAAAATAGTAACGATGATTATTTGGTTCATCTTTTATTCCATTAGTAAGTAAGAGAATATCTCTTTCAAATTTGTCAGATTTAGCTCCACCATCTCCAATATCATTTATAAAAATATCAGATTTATTCAAATTAATTATTGTATTATTTTGTGGAGTATCAATATATTCATGTGTAACTCCAACATATTTATATAATCCATTATTTCTAATAATTCTAAGATTTTGATAATAAAATGAATTGTTGCCTTGAAGGACGTTAAAACTTTGAGCAGAATTTAATATAGATTTGTCGAAATTTTTAATTTCTAAAATCATATCTGCATCAAGTAATATGACATAATCAGATAAACCGATACAAGACTGTAATGCAAAATTTCTATTATGACAAAAATTTTTAAATGGTTCCTGAACAATTTTGCCAGATATACCTTTTTCTTTAAAGTATTCTTCGATAATCTGAATAGTATTATCGGTTGAACCGGTATCACAAATGCAATATGAGTCAATAATAGAAATTACAGAGTCAAATAATCTTTTAATGATTTTACTTTCATTTTTAACAATCATATTTAAACACAATGTAGTTGGTTTTTCTAAAAAATCCATTTTATTAATAAATAAATAAGTATTTAAATTAATAAATAAATAAGTATTTAAATTAATAAATAAATAAGTATTAAAATTAAATTAAATTAAAATATATAATATAATTATAAAATGGCATTTACAAGATTTAAATATGATGATTGTAGAACAAAAAAATCACTACAACAATCAACTGACCCTGGAAGATGGATTTTAAATGTTCCTGGTAACGGTGATACACCTTGTTATATGGAAGACCCGCAAATTATTCCTCAAAAATGGGGAGCAAATTTAAGAACAAATACTATAAATTTAGAAAGCGATTTAAGAGGTGTGAATAGACATATAAGCAGAGATTGTTTAGGAAAAGATGAGTACCAGAGATATGATGTGCCAAATCAAGCAATTCAATATCCAACTTGTTCTACATTAACAACAGAACAATCAAGAGCAACAAATCCTGCATGGTGGTATAGAGATTTAGCACAAACTGATTGGGAATATCCTCCATTAAATCCACAATCAAATGTTTGTATTCCATTTCAAAATAATTTAAGTACAAGAATTTTAGAAAAAGATTACTTCACACCAAAGAGGGATTGTGTTTTAGATGAGACAAAACAAATGTTACCATCAAGTTATAATCTAATTAGAGGTGGATATGTAGGAGGTCCAACAGTATGTGTTCAAACCAATTCATGTCAAAATATTTAATAAATTAAATTCATTAATTTACTTGCTTTTTAAAGGCAGATTTAGATTATTATATATGAATTAAAATATAATACTTTATATATATAAATATGGAAATAGCGCTCCCATTAATAGCATTAGGTGGTATGTATGTAATATCAAATCAAAAAAACGAAGATTGCACTAAAAAAGAAATCAGAAAAATAACACAAGAAAATTTTGTAAATATGGGAACTAGAACAAATTTATCTACAAGACAAAGTGAAAGTCATGGAAATTATTTACCAAATACAAATATTCCTCCTCAAAATTTTCCTGTAACAAATATAAATCAATTATCTGATACAGTTCAAAATTACCCAAATCCAAATACAGCAACTGATAAATACTTTAATCAAAATTTATATCAACAAAAAGAGAGAAAAGGAGTATCAGTAGGTCAAAATCCACAGGATATATTCTCTCTAACTGGTAATTATCTAAACTCAGACCAATTTAAACATAATAATATGATTCCTTTCAACGGAGGAAAAGTTAAGGGTAAAACATATGATGTCAATATTACTGAATCTGTTTTGGATAATATGATTGGTTCTGGTTCTCAAACTATAAAAAAAATTGAGCAAGCACCTTTATTCAAACCAGAAGAAAATATGCAATGGGCTTATGGTATGCCTAATCAATCTGATTTCTTTCAATCACGTGTTAATCCTGCTATGAAAAATAACAATGTTAAACCATTTGATAGTATTATGGTTGGGCCTGGATTGGACAAAGGTTATGGTATAAATGGTTCAAATGGTTATAATTCTGGTATGGAAGCAAGAGATAAATGGTTGCCTAAAACAGTAGACGAATTGAGAGTTGATACTAATCCTAAATTAGAGTATGAATTATTAGGTCATGAAGGTCCAGCTGATTCATTTATTAAAACCGCTCCAACAACTCAGATGTTAGGTCGTGTCGAAAAACAAAGACCAGATACATTTTTTATTAATACTCAAGATAGATGGTTAACTACTACTGGAGCATCTAAAGGTGAAACTTTAAGACCTATTCAGGAGATGGGTCTTATTAGAAGAAATGACATTCCTGTTGATTATATGGGGCCAGCCGGTTCTATTGAAGTAAAAGCAGCATCTGCTCCTCAAAATTATGAAGCTGCTAAACGTCATGAACCTTTTAAAGGTGGAATAAACCCATCATCTGCTATGGGACGTGGTGATGGTAGTGATAAAAATGAATTTCTTAAAAGTCACACAAATTATGAGAACCACCGTTCAACAGTCAAACAACCCGACACATTAAGAAGTGGTTTTAGTGGTGCAATTGGTGCTGTAATTGCGCCTTTAATGGATATATTAAAGCCCACAAGGAAAGATGAGACTATTAATAATGTAAGAGTTTTTGGTGATGTAGGAACATCATCTATGGTTAAAGGACCTGTTTATAATCCACAAGACTCAACATCAACTACTATTAAAGAAACCACACTCTATGCTTCTACATTTAATATTAATAATCAAAAAGAAGGATTATATGTTAATAATTATACATCTCCTGATTTGACACAAAGAGATACTACTAGTAGTGAATATTTTACTTCTGCAGGTGGTTATGCAACTGGTTATGGTGATATGAATTATGAATCAGCATATAGACAACATAATAATGATATTAAATCACAAACTATTTACAATAGAACTAATCAAGGAGGAACACAAATATTTAATCAACAGATGAATGTTCATTGTAAGGATGATTGTGATAGATTTTCTGGAAGAGTAAATCCAGCATTTTCTAGATTAAGTTCATTACCACCATCTGTCCAGACTTATGGAGCTATTCATTCACCTCAATACTATAATGAATGTGCTGGATGCGATAGAATTAATCCTGATATTCTGACTGCATTTAAAAATAATCCATATACACAATCGTTAACAAGCTCTGTATAATTAAATATTTTTTATAAATATTTTTTCAATAATTTATAAAAATGCTTAAAGTAATAATTATATATTTTATATAATGATGAAATCAACCTCTTATCCTAAATGTGTTCGTTCTTTTTTGGAATTTTATCAATCTAATAAGAGTTTATTATTATTAGATTGATAATAATATATATGTAATTATAAATTTCTTACTAATTGCTTACTAATTACTTAATTAAATAAATTAATACGTTCTATTTAAATATAAAAACACTTCGTAAAATATAGTAACTTAATGTCATTAATTATTCATCAAAATATAAAAGAAAAATTAAATTACTTTCATGAAATTCATAAAATACCAAACATTATTTTCCATGGACCAACAGGAAGTGGTAAACGTTCAATTGTGAATGAATTTATTAGTAAAATTTATGATAATGACAGAGTGAAAATAAAATCTTTTATTATGTATGTAAATTGTTCACATGGTAAAGGTATTAAATTTATTAGAGAAGAACTTAAATTTTTTGCAAAAACACATATAAATTCAAATGGAGGTAATAATTTTAAAAGTATAATATTATTAAATGCAGACAAATTAACAATGGATGCTCAATCAGCATTACGAAGATGTATAGAGTTATTTAGTCATAATACACGTTTTTTTATTGTGGCTGAAGATAAATATAGTTTAATGAAACCTATTATTTCAAGATTTTGTGAAATATATGTTCCTGAACCGGTAATCAATGGTCAGACTATTAACTTGTATAAATATAATTTAAATGAGATTTTTAAAATGAAAGATATAAAAATTCAGAAGTCATATGCTCTATCAAAAGAATTGAATAAAATAAATAAAAAAATAACATTAGATGAACTTATGATATTATGTTTAAAATTTTATGAAAAAGGATATAGTGCTTTAGATATAATATTATTATTAGAAAGTTCAAAATTTTTTGAAAATTTATTAACAACAGAAAGACGATACGAATTATTGATATGTTTTAATCGTGTAAGGAGAGAATTTAGGAATGAAAAATTATTAATATTATTTATATTAAATTTTATCTTTTTAAGTTCAGAATTATGTTTAGAAAATATAAGTTTTATGTAAATGGATGACTTTAATGTTAGTGCGCTTCATGAGTCTAAAAATGAATGGGGAGCTAGATTAGTAACTCTGTTAACGCCTTTAGTAATTGATGGTTATAAATCTATTCTTGAAGAATCAATCAAAATGTGTAAAGAAAATAATGAGATGGATAAATATTTAATGACCTTTCAGAATTTAATCTCTCGAATTCCAAAATGGAATCAGCAAATTGTTGAAAATGAGCGAAAAAGAATATGCGAAAAATCCGGTTGTAATTATTTAGAAGATTTAGTGACATGTGTTCATATTATTCAACTAAAAGTTTTAACAGCTATGAGAGTTGGACAAAAACAAAAGAAGATTGATATTAATGTACCTAAATTAGACGATTTTGTTCATAAAGTTTATATCAATGTAGCCAGAAAGGTTTATAAGAATGTATATTTATTCCAATATGGCATTGAACCATTGCAGATTCAGAAAAATTATAGAGAATTAGAAGTTATTGTTCAAGAGTGTATATTAAATACCTTGAGAGAAAGTATTCCTGTTGAAGCTATATTGAAGGCTTATATGGATGAATCAGTTGAAGAAGATGTTATTGAAGAAATAAAAGAAGAAGTAACTCATGAACCAATTATAGAAAACGCACCTGCTGTTACTGCATCTGGATTACAAAAAAATGGTGTCAGTTTCAATAATATAGACTATGTAAAATCAGATAATGGCGTAACTCAAATAAATGCACCAAAAAATATTGATAGATTAGAAGAAATAAGTAATATAAGAAATGAGCAAAGAAAAAGAGAATCTGAAGAAGACGATGATAATATTAAATTAAATATTTCAGACCAAGATTTTAGTTTAGATAATTTAGATATTCATAATATTGAAGAACCAAAATTAGATTTATTACCAGATTTATTGATAGATGAAATAGAAATTTTAGAGTAAATTGCGTAAAATTATTAATAAGATTATTCTTCGATAAATTAATAAATGACTAGTATATTTATAATAGCAGCAGTAATTTCACTTACATTTTTAGTAATAAAATTTTTAGAAATGAGATATATTGAAAAAGAAAGTAAACCATTAAAGCTTTTAATTAGAGATACTCTTTTAGTTTATTTCAGTGTAATTTTAGCTAATTTTGTAATGGAGCAAATCAATCCAATTATGACAGCTGGAGCAGGTAAAAAAGTTACCCCTGTTTTTACTGATAATCCTACATTTTAAATTTAAAATCAAATATTATTTATTACACCTTTTCTCATTTAAAACGCCCATTTTATAATTTAATAATAAAAATATTTAAAAATATATTCTTATTATTTATTAGTCAAAAATGAATGAAGAATATAAAATTAAAGAATTAGAAGAAGAATTAGAAAAAACAAAACAAGAAAATAGTATATTAAAAGAAAAACTAAAAAATTATACAGCACCTCCAAGAAGTAAAACTTATTATGAAAATCATAAAGACGAAATTATAAATAAAAATAAAGAGTATAAGAAAAAAACGAATTATGTATATGAAGTTTCGCCTGAAAAAAAGAAAGAATATGCTAAAACTGCTTATTTGAATAAAAAGGAAAAATTACAGAAAATAAAAGAAAACATTTAGGAAATTTATATAAAATATTGCGTCAAAATTTATATAAATATAATCTTTAGTAAATATATAGAATGAAAGGAAAGAAGAAAAAGTTGAAGGATGAATTCAAAGAGTTTAGGAATAATGATAAATCCGCTTACAAAACATTTAAAATACCACTCAAAACCATTTTATTGAATTGTGAAATGATACAACCTGATATAAATAATTTGGTTTTTGAAATGAACAATTTAGTTATTCACACTTATCAATTTATTCGGTTATATGTTTTGAATTGCTATACAAATAAGCAACCCTTACCTGAATTAGATGAAATTTTTATTTCCTATTGTATAAAATCACTTGGAACAAGGGATAATAGAGGAAAGAAATGTAAGGATACTGAACTTTTAGAAACATTAGACAAGTTTTATCAAGAAGAATATCAACCTTTACTTAACCACGAGAAAACAAATTTGAAAAATACAACATTTTTATTACCTTATTTAGCAACACAAATTCATACTTCATTACATAATAATTTTCAAGAACATTTTATCCAGTACTTTTTAAGATTTATCAATATAACAACATCAAAAATAACTGAAGATAAATCTATTTTATTCAAATTGAAACATCAACTTATGAACTTGAATAATGAAACTGATGAAATGTTTAATGAATGGAAAAATACTCATTTATCCAACATTTTACCTACTGAAATTAAAAAGACAATTCATTATGATGTGAAAGTTAGACCTTTTGAATATTTGAAAGGAATGTTGTATATGAATGAAATATTAGAAAAAATGGAAAGTAAGTTATTTCAACCATTACCATTACGAAACAATATTATTCCAAAGCATATCATCATAGATACTGCGAGTTTAATAAATTTGTTTTGTCCTAACAAAGATAAAGATGGAAACAAAGTAAAAAAGGGTGAATTGTTAAGTAATGTAAAAGAAAACCAAAATGAAGTATGGTGTAATTTTTTGAATTTAAAAAATACAATATTCAAAAATAAACATTATCAATTTCATTATCAAATTCAAACAGATGGTATTTCGTGTTGTTTATTATTTATCAGAAAAGATTTGAAGGATAAAAAATGGGGTTCAAGAGTTCCTACTTTACCAGAACAAGATTTTTACAATATTGAAGATTTATCAAAAGAACAATTAGATACATTGGAGGAAAGGAATGTTGTTGGTTGTGACCCTGGTAAGCGTTCGTTGGTTTATATGATGGATAAAAATGGTAATAAATTACAATATACTGCACCGCAAAGAAAACGAGAAAGCAAAGCGAAAACAAACCAGCGAATATTATTGGAAGAAAAGAAACGAAATAACATCATAGAAAAGGAAACTCATTTATCATTACAAAATAGTAAATCAGTAGATTATAATAAATTCAAAGTGTATCTTGTAGAAAAGGATAAACTGAATAAGGAAACAACTGAATTTTATAAACGAGAAACATGGAGAAAAATGAAATTTAGGCAATATAGTTATGGTAAGAAATCCATAGATACATTTCTAAATAAAATAAAAGAAACTTTTGGAGAAAATATTCTTATTGGTTATGGTAATTGGTCAAGAAGCACTCAAATGAAGCATTTTATGCCTACCATGAATAAGGGATTAAGAAAACAAATCCATAAGAAATACGATACAATTACTATTAATGAATGTAATACAAGTAAGAAATGTTGCGAATGTTATAATAACTTGGATTACTACAGACATAAAAATGGAGAGAAACAATTTCGTCTTTTAGTTTGCTCTAACTGCGTGAGACCTCAAGTCAAACAAACCGTATTTAGAACAAGAGATGCGAACTCTTCCATAAACATAATGAATTTAGCAAAATGTTGGATAGAAAAACAACAAAGACCATTATGTTTTCAAATTTCGTCTTTCACCTCTTCAAATACTCAAAAGGAAGAGGAAAAAGTTAGACCATCGTAGGTGAAACTCCTACTATTGATTTTACACTTTTTCTTATTTTTTGTCCAGTAAAATGGGCGTTTTAAATGAGAAAAGGTGTAAAAATAGGAATAAATGCGTATAATTCGACAACAAGTTGCTATTGTACGACAGTTCCATGTCCAGTAGAAGGCAAAAATTTGCTAACAATTGGAGGTGGAACTAGTGGAACATATTATTATACTTTACATAATAATATACCTGTGATATCGTCTGCAAGTGTTAGTGTTTCAATACAAAATATGAACAAAGGAACTGACACCACAACATGCACACAAAATTATGCGCGTTCATTGGATGATGACGGTGTTCAGGATTGTGATGCCGGACATATTTTAGCAAACCATTTAGGTGGTCCTGGTAATCAACCAATTAATATATTTCCACAGGATTTAAGCATTAACCGAGGGGCTTATGCTCAATATGAAGATAGTATATACACTTGTATAACCACAAAAGGTGTAAATTATGCAGATTTATCTTGGTCTTTTACTTACTCATCAAATTCAAAAACAAAACCAATAAATGTTAAATATGATGTTTATTATATAGGCGGAACATGTGCATCATCCAGCAAAACATTTAACAATTAGCGACCGGTCCAAACCTTGACAACAAGTCTTGGTATAGTGCCTTTTTTTAAGTCAATCATATATTGTTCAAATGTATAACCCCATTTCTCATACTTCATGATGTCCCCAAATAATGATTTTTTTTTAAATAATTCTGGAATTTCTGTGCAAAAAATTAATCCAAAAATTCTCTCCAAACAACATCTATCTTCCCTACATTTAACAGCATGAATCATGTTGATTATATTATATTTATCTTGTATTGATTGTAAAAATGATAAATTTATATATGACTGAACTCCAAAACAACCATTCCATTTATCTGTTGATAAACCAAGAACATTTAATTCTTTATTAATTTTACTATCTAATATAAAATTATTTTTTAAACAAGAAGTTATTCGTTTAGTATTTTCAATATTTTCTTTATCTGAGTAAAAAAACCATAGAGGAATAACTTTTATTCCATTTAATTTTTCAAAATTTACTCTTTTATGAAAAAAAACACTATCATGAATAATGATTGCATTTTGAAAAAATTTATATTTTAAAAAATAATAATATGGCAAAAGCTCACCTCTTCCAGGAAATTCTGATTGTATTATCTCTACATTTTTGTAGTCAAATTCAGATTTAACATAATCATAGTTGCTATTATCATCAATTATAACTATTTTTTTTAACGGATATAACGTTCTTAACAGCTTAACACTATGATTCCAATATTTATTTGTTAATACTGAATTAACATGCCTAGTTATTATAAATCCAAAGTTATCCATAATATATATATAAATAAAATCTATTATGGATTATCATTAATAAAATAATTCTAAACATGTGATGGAATTTTATCTATATTTATTATTTCATCAATATTCTTAATATCTCCATTGAATTTTGAAAATTTATCAAACTCTGGTCTTTCTAATTGAGCTTGTGGTGTATGATTATGAACACATCTTGCAATCATTTTGTATAATTTAAAATCTGGATATCTCTCTACACCATTGGTCTTATAAATAATATTAATACCTTTATCATCTAAACACCATTCGAAAATCATACGTTTAATAGGGTCGTTAATTTTACTTAAGTCTTTCATTTCTTCAAAATCATCAATCACATAATCAAAAATTGAACATGCTAGTCTACATAAATCAAAACTATAATTAGGTTCTAATCTTGGTTTCTTCTCATTAAAATAAGGTTCAGTGTTATATTGAGTAGCTGCATCACCTCCCGTTTGAAAACTATCACTGCAAAAAACTTTTCCATCAAATTTGAAGATACTTCTACCAAAGTCTATAATTTTAAATATTCTTCCAAATGTTGGAACTTTATAATACTTTTTCTTATAACAATAATACAAATATTTCTTATCAGTTTCATTATACATTATATTATTTGTATGTAAATCATTATGTGTAAAATTAAATGCTTTTTGATAAGTTATTAAAATCATAATTATCTGCATAAATGCTGATAACCACTCATCTTCAGATAATTCATTGCTTAAAATCAAATCATCAAATGTATTCTTGCAATATTCCATTCCAATAACTTGAACAGGAAATTTTGGAATTGTAACATTAATTCTTTCTTCTTCTTCATCCAAATCATCATCATCATCATTATCATCATCATCATCATCTTTTTCTCCACTTGTATCACTATTTTTGTCTCCATTTTTTTCTGAACCAGAATCAAATACCTCATTATCTTCATCACAATTTTCACAATCTTCTAAGTCTTCATCATTAGTATGAGATGAACGGGATGAACATGTAGAATTAGATTTCAATGTAACCTGATTATCTATATGCATATTAGTATTATTAGAATTAGTTATATCAACTAAATCTATAGACATATCCTTAAGGTAATTTAAGTCAATTGTATTTTCTTCATCAAACACTTCATCAAATATTTCATTATCAACCGAAGCTAAAGATTTTAAACTTATATTATTACCTATCGTTAATGGTTTCAACTTTGTTTGTTCTTGTTGAAATAAATGCTCATATTCGTCAATCTTAAATAAAATATTCTTATTTTTATTAAAAAATTCAGAATTATTAAGGTAATCTATATCATCAAAAACATTTATTTTAAAATCATTTTTGATTGCTAAGAAAGAACCATAATAATCTACACCATGAATAAATTTAAATGTATTTCTTAATTGACTTGATAAAAATAAAAACAAACCATCTACATATCCTGCGTTATTATTATCAATAAACTTGGCATTACAATCTTCCATAGTTGAATTTAGTTTTGGTAGATTAAATAGTTTTTCATTTGAAATATCATATTTACCAATCATATATTTATATGGGTCTAACAAAGGAGCCATCTTAAAGAAAACTTCTCTATCCTTTACCTTACTATTATCCATATTTTTGATTCTACACATAAAAAGATTATCATTTTCTTCATTATTTCTTTCGGTATTAATGCTTGAAATAAACCATTTATTATTCAAATTAATACTATTATAATTTGTATCATTTAAATTGAAAAATCTTGCATAAATAGGTATATAGTTTTGAGTTTTAGAGAGAAAAAGTGAAGTTGGTTCCTCAAAATGTTTAAATAATTCAATATTTTTCCTTTTTTGATAATTTATGCTTATCATCTTTAGTGAATTAAAATATAAATTAATTTTGTTTTTAACTAATTATTTGATTAAAGTATTTTTAATCTTTCTAAAAGTAATTAACAATCAAAACTTTGACTTCGTTTGATTTAGGAAATAATAGCATATAATAAAAAAATAAAGGTTTAATAAAACGCGAACCATTTACAAGTATATTGTTATCAAATTATTAAATATTTAGTACTGGTAATTCAGGTTTATTTCGTTTAATTAGATATTATTTATTACAAAATATTATATAATGACTTTAGAGCTTAGAAAATTCGATATGAAAAGCATACAATTTAAAGCTACTGAAAATAAAGGTCCCGTTGTTGTTTTAATTGGTAAGCGTGATACAGGTAAGTCATTTTTAGTTAGAGATTTATTATGGTATCAACAAGAGATTCCTATTGGAACCGTGATATCTGGAACTGAAGAAGGTAACGGTTTTTACGGTAAAATGGTGCCGAGATTATTTATTCACAATGAGTATAATTCAGCTATTATTGAGAACATCTTAAAGCGTCAGCGAACCGTATTAAAACAAGTCAAAAAGGAGATGGATACATATAAACGCTCATCAATCGACCCAAGAGCATTTGTTATTCTTGATGATTGTTTATATGACAATACATGGTCTCGTGATAAGTTAATGCGTTTATTATTTATGAACGGTAGGCACTGGAAGGTCATGTTAGTCATCACAATGCAGTACCCATTAGGTATTCCTCCCACACTGAGAACCAATATAGATTATGTTTTCATTCTTCGAGAAAATTATATTGCAAATAGAAAACGAATTTATGAGAACTATGCCGGTATGTTTCCAACATTCGAAGCATTTTGTCAGGTTATGGACCAATGCACTGAAAATTATGAGTGTCTTGTTATTAATAATAACTCCAAATCTAATAAATTGAGTGACCAAGTATTTTATTACAAAGCTGACAATCATAATGATTTCAGATTAGGTTCAAAAGAATTCTGGGAATTATCTAAGGGATTACCAGATGAAGACCAGGAAGAACAATATGACCCTTCTAAAACAAAAAAACGCGGCGGTGGTCCTAGAATTAGTGTTAAAAAGACTACTGGGTGGTAAATTTTTGCTCCTCCTTTAGGTAAATCAATATTTTGATTTTACTTTTTAAAACAAAAACAAAATATTAATAATAACTTAAAGACTAAATTGTTATTAATGTATAATTGAATGGAGCAATTAGATATTGTTAAACTTATCGAAGATAACCCAATAACTAAGTTATCAAATGACTATAATATTAAATTATTGACAAAAATTAAAGAAAATTTTACAGATTTTGAACAACAATTATTTTTATCAAGCTTTTATTGTTATTTAAATTGCGATACTGTAAAAGATTTTGTTATTGATTTAGATAGTGTCTGGAAATGGCTTGATTTTAATCAAAAGTATAATGCGGAAAGATTGTTAGAAAAATTTTTTAAAATTGATAAAGATTACAAATGTTTGCTCCTCCAAAATGAGGAGCAAAAAAAAGGAAGAGGTGGTCATAATATAAAAAAAATTTCATTGAACATTGAGACATTTAAAAAATTTTGTCTAAAGGCTGGAACAAAAAAAGCTGACGAAATTCATGAATATTATATCAAATTAGAACAAATTTTACAAGAAACAATTAATGAGGAATGCAACCAATTAAAATTACAATTACAAAATAAAGATAAACTTATTAATCAAAAACAAAAAGAAGTAGAACAAGCTTTAATTAGTCAGTTTCCAGTAAATACAGAATGCATTTATTTTGGAACAATTGATGACACAAATGAAAATGGAGAGAAATTTATTAAATTTGGTCATACAAATGATTTATCAAATAGAGTTTCTTATCATCATAAGCATTATATCAATTTTAATCTAAAAAATGCATTTAGAGTTCATAACAAAGTTGAAATTGAAAATCTCATTAAAAATCATTCAAAAATTAAACCACAATTAAGAACAATTAAAATTAATGACAAAAATAAAATAGAAATTATTGCATATAATGATATTTTTACTATTGATAAATTAACTAAAATTATAAAAGAAATTATACAATCCAAAATTTATAGTATTGAAAACTTTAATAAGCTTACAAAACGCAATGAAGAATTAGAGTCAATAAACAATTTATCGAATGAAAAAATTCTTCTTCTTGAAAAAAATAGTTTGGAGCAAATTATTGAAATTAACAATTTGAGAGAAAAACTTGATAAACAGCATAAACTTATTGATTCTATAAAGATTAATGAAGAATCGGTTTATCAAAACATTTTATTGCCTGAAGATGAAATAAATAAAAAATTTAATAATTTTGTGAATGAAATTTGTATTGTTAGACCGGATGTGCAAGAATTGTCTGTAAATTTGGAAGGAAGATATCGGTTATGGAGCAAAGTCAAACCAACCAAAGAAGCATTTCACGCTCTTAAAAATTATTTAGATACAAGATTCAAACCAAAACGAATTGATGGAAATCATGGGTATATGGGCATTAAATTAAAATCAGTTGAATATAAAAAAACTTCCAATATTTCAGATGTTGAAAATTTTATTTTTAATTCGTGTGAATTTTCAGATTGCGGAAAGATATTAAACTCTTCGCTATTGAGAGAATATCAAAAATGGAAAACAAGCGTTAATAAAGAATTAACAGATAATGATATGAAAGAAATAAAAATTTACTTAAATGAATCACCATATACTTTAAAAGCTACCGTTTGGACTGATGGTGAATCTAATGAAGGTTATTACGGCGTTTCTTTGAAAAAACCATATATTCAAAAACAAATTACATCATCAACTGGCAAAAAGGTGTATAAAAGAGAAAAAACTACAAACGAATTATTATCAACATGGGACACAATAGCAAAAGCAGCAGAGATGGAAGGAATTTGTTCTGCTAAAATGAGCAGGTATATTAAAAATAAAAATATAATAGATGACTATTATTATAGTGTTATTTAGAGCAACGCGTATTTTAAATGCCGACTTTATTAGTCAAAAATTCATATCGAAAGAATTGTTAGAAAACAATTTTTATATAAATAAAGACTATAAAGTTTTGCTTTCTCTGTTGGGAAAGCAAAAAAGATAATAGAGGTAGTCATAATAAAGAAATAATTATTCTAACTATTAAATATAAAAAATTTTATTAATAATAAAATGTTTCAAATCACTATGTTTGAAATCTCAACCCAAAAAATCATATCGAAAGAATTTATAGGAAAAATTTTTTATATAAATAAAGACTATAAAGTTTTGATTTCTCTCTCTCAGGAGAGAAAAATGAGTAGATGGGTTAAAAATAAAACACTCATAAACGATTATTATTATTATGGTGAAATACCACAATATTTTCTTTAAAATTTAATTTAAAGATAATATGTAAGTAAAGATAAATGTCTAATAATATTGATAAAATATTTTACATCAATTTAAATAAAAGAACAGACAGACGTTTGGAAATTGAAAATGAATTGAATAATTTTGATTTGTCTTTTGAACGATTTGAAGCAATTGAAACTTCAGATTTTGGAATTTATGGTTGTGGTTTGTCTCATTTAGGGGTTTTAAAAATTTCAAAGGAACGAGGATATAAAAATGTTTTAATACTTGAGGATGATTTTACATTTCTAGTTTCAAAAGAAGAATTTGAAAATAATTTGACAAAATTTTTTGAAAGTGAAATTAATTATGATGTATGTAAATTAGCATATAATTTACACGAATTTCAAGAAATAAATAATGAGACTTTAGGAAAAATAGTGTATTCAGCTACTGCATCAGCTTATATAGTTAATAATCATTATTTTGAAAAACTAATTAATCTTTATGAATTGGCAATGCCTTTATTAAATAGTACTAAACGCCACTGGATATATGCTAATGACCAAATATGGAAAGACTATCAGAAACAAGATAATTGGTATTATTTTAAGATAAGAATTGGTAAACAAAGACCATCTTATAGTGACAATGGACAAAACTTTACAGACTATAATGTATAATTTAATAGAATTTATAAATCATTTTATTAAATTATTTATTTTTTATTTGCAAATGGTCCAGACTTTAATAAACTTTGACCATTATCACTCTTTCCAACTACAATATTTTCTCCTTCAAATAATTCCTTACAAATGTCAGCAGTTGAAATATTTTCTTGTTCTCCTAATGCAAATTCTTGAGTGCTTGAATTATTTACACCAATTAAGTTTCCTTTTTTATCAATAGTTTGAGACAACGTATTACCACTTTTTTCTGCATTCTTAATATTCTCTTCAATAGCATTTTGTTTACTTTCTTTAACACGTTGTTCAAATGCAGTCTTAGCATTAGACTCGTTCTTTTGTTTCTCATGCATTAATTGATTAAGTTCTTCTTCCATATATTCAACACGACCAGTCTTATATGCTTCAGGGTCCCAAGGCATCCACATTCCAACAGGTCCAACCATAATATCATGATTTGGGTCAATTTCTCTTAACATTTTACATCTTAATTCAGCTTCTTCTTCAGTTGGATACACACCTCTGACCTTTAATCCTCTTGTACTTGTTTGGAAATTATGTTGAACATCAAATTTCTTTTGTAATTCATCTTCATGATTATCTAGATAAGTTTTATAATCATCTGATAAATTTGATTTAGCTAAATTGTCCTTTTCCTCTTGAACAAAATCTTTAAAATCTTTATTCAAATCTTCAAATGATAAATTGTATTTAAAAGAAATAAAATTAATAAATTGCAAAAATTTTTCCATTGACTTATTGAATTCCCAATTCTTTAGGAATTCTTGAAAAAAGAATATTTCCTTCTCTTTAAGAATTTTTTCAGGGGAACAAAAAGACATACATACAAATTTTTGACCTGCAATAGACTTATCTTCTTCTAATAAATCAACATATTTAGGATTAACTTTTCCATTTGTTTCTTTTCTTTCAAAACCAGATTTTTTAGCTTGTTTGTTTTTAGAACGATCCATTTTAATTAATTAAATTATTTATTTTTAAGTTATTTAGCGCATAAATTATATTTTCTTAACATTTAGTATAATGAACGGATTAATAAACGTTGGTGAACTTGTTAAGAGAATTATCAAATATCTTGTTGAAGGTTTAATGGTTGCTATTGCTGCATATGCTATCCCTAAACGTTCTTTGAATATTGAGGAAATTGTTTTGATTGCTTTAACTGCTGCTGCCACATTTAGCATTCTTGACACTTATATTCCATCTATGGGTGCATCCGCTAGAGGAGGTGCCGGATTTGGAATTGGAGCAAACCTCGTAAATTTTCCTCGGGGTTTCTAAGCATTTATGGTAAGGTAAAAAATATTTCATAAAATAATATAATTTATGGTTTTATGAAAATGACTTAAACATACTTTATATCTTAAGATATGAAGTATAATAGCGATACACTATTAACATATTGTAATGAAAACAATATATTACTTAAGAATGATTATAATAATTTTAGTATAAAAAGAGAGAGTTCGATTGAATTCAAATGCGTTGAATGTTCTGATGAATTTTCAAAAAATTTTAGACAACTTGTTAAAACAGGTGCGTATTGTCAAAATTGTATGAGCAAAGTTGCTAATAATAAAATAAGAGAAATGAAAGTAAAATACGACATAAATATGTTAATAGAATTTTGCGATAGAAACAATATTTTATTACTTGATGATTATTCAGATAAATTTATTAACAGAGACAGTTTAATTCAAGGTATTTGTAAAGACGATTGCTGTGAAAATAATTTTCAGAAACCATTTAGAGAGTTACTAAAGATAAATGGTTATTGTCAAGAGTGTAGTAAAGAGAATGGCAAACTAAAAATAATAGAAACTAATATAAAAAAATATGGTGTCAATAATCCTATGAAAAATGCAAATTTTAAAAACAAACAAAAACAAACAATTATAAATAAATATGGAGTTCAACATAATTCACAATCTGAAATAATAAAAAATAAAAAACGAGATACTTGTATTAAAAACTTTGGCGTGTCGTGTCATTTAAAATCACCAGAAATTAGAGAACAAATTAAACAAACAAACTTAATTAAATATGGTGTAGAAAATCCACAACAAAACAAAGATATTAGAGAAAAAACTATGAATACTAACCTCCAACTATATGGAGTAAAACATTTTTTACAAACAGAAGAATTTAAAAATAAGGTAGTTCAAACAAATTTAAAGAGATATGGAGTGCCTCATCATTCACAAAATTCAGAAGTATCCGAAACAATGATGAAAAATGCGTATAATAGAAAACCATACACTTTACCTTCTGGAAAAATAATATTTATTCAAGGTTATGAGAATTTTATGTTGGATTATTTACTTTCTATAGAAAAAATTCATGAAGACGATATATTCACAAAAAGAAATGAAGTTCCTGAAATTTGGTATAACGATAAAGCAGGAAAACGACGCAGACACTATGTTGATTTTTATATTAAATCTCAAAATAGATGCGTTGAAGTAAAATCTACATTTACAAATCAAGAAAAAAACAATGTATTTGAAAAACAAAAAGCATCAAAAGATTTAGGCTTAAAATATGAGATTTGGATTTTCAATAAATCAGGTCAACTTTTAGAGAGATATATTTAAATCTAATTGTAATATATATTATGGAAAAAAATAGACATACTAGAAAAAGAACGCAAAAAAGACATAGACATCGTCGTAGAACAATGAAAGGCGGGTCTTTCATTCAAGAAGAATTACAACAATTAGAAAATATCGGTTTTAGTCAATACCAAATTGAAAGTTTGACAGATTTAGGTGTTTCATTTAATGATGTTATGCAAACAGTTAATACGATAATGAATCGAGGAGACAATGGTTTTAATGGTAATTCTGATGATATGACAGAAAAAGTAATGATTGAATTATTAAATGAAAATATTTTTGACAATCAACCTGCAGAGCATTTAGAAGGAATTCCTCATGCGGATGATGACGAACATAACTTAGATGTTAGTATGGATAATTCATTTGAATCTCAAGATTCATTACATCTATCTGATTTAAATACAAGTAATATGTCAGGATATACAACAAGTCCAGATGAATCATTCAATGAATTTGGAGGAAGAAGGCGTAGAAAAAAATCTAAGAAGAGACTTAATAAAAAGGGGAAAAAGACACGTAGACGTAAACAACGAGGTGGTATGTGTTTTGGTAATGGAGTAGGTGCAAATACTAATGACCCCAATTATTCTATTTATAACACTAATATGTTAAAAATTTTTCCGTATAAACCTAATTAATTTTTAAACAGTAGGAATAAATTCCCAATCTAATTCTACACAAATTTTTCGCCAAATTATATCTTGTTCCATTCTTTTTTCTGGGTCTTTTAACATTGGAAAATGCTCTAAATAATGTTCTTCTCCTAAAAGTTCACAAAGCTTGTATGCTGTATAATAATAGTTCAAAAAATTGACTCTATCATCTGGACAGAATTTGGAATATGGTGCTTGTAATTCAATAAATAAATTACAAAGTGTTTCTTCTAATTCAGGAGTCATAATTGGTGGTTTTATTCCTAACTTATCTTTAATAAATGGTATGTGTTCATAATATTTATTATAGCCTAATTTTTTAAGAATTTCTTTAGTTTTTAAATTTGTAATTTGTAATATAGTAATTCTCTCTTTTTTAATTTGAAGCTTAATATTTTCAATAACATCAGGAGGAATTTGTGTTGTCTCTTTACCTTGAAATTGTGCAAGAATCTCTTTAAAATGATTAATGCGTTTATAAGCATAAAAACAGACTTCCTTTGGAGGTTCTTTATATGACGGCTTTTCATTTTCAATAAGATATGGTATACTTCTTGAACAAATATTGCAAATCATTATACCATCTTCTTCAAGAGGTATTAATTCGCCCTTATGACAAAATTGACATATATCTGTTTGATAAACAAAATTATTAATATCTAAAAAGTCATCACTGACATTACTTAAATATTTTAAAACTATGTTATTATTGTATTTTTTTATTAAATTCGACTCATTATCAATTTCCTCTTTTATTTTAAAAAAATTATTTACAATTTTGGATTTATTAGAAACTGATTCTGATTTTACTCCAGTAGATATATTTTTTTTATTTTCAAAATATTCAAATATATATTTTGAATTGTCTAGTAAATAATCTTTTTTTTTTATTTTTGTTTCTTTTATATTTTCTTTTAATTCAATTATACGGTCATTCATTTCCAACTTTTCTTCTATTGTTAATTCATTTGAATTTTCTTGAAGTTTTGTCTTTAATTCTGACATTTCAAATTTATTATCAAATATTATCTCTTCGTCTTTTGAAAACTCGTTTAAAAATTCCTTATGCTTTGTATCTAGAGTAATTGCTGATTTTTTATTGAATTTTATCTTTTTACTTGATTTTGGTTTAAAAGATGGCATAGCTTTATTAATATTAAAATAGCTATTTATTTAATTTATAATATAGAGAAATTATTTATTTAAATTAAATAGAAAATAAAATTGATTATAATTTAAAACTATTATTGCACATATTAATATTAATATCATGAATCAAATATTTGATACTATGTTTTTAAAGCGTTTCTGTTTACCGTCTGATACAGATATTTCCCTCTATGAGAAAGGACAAAATAAAATTTCGTCATGTTTATGCGGAAATTATAATCATGTTGCTTGTATTTTACAAGGGAAATTGTTAAAAGGGAAAGATTAATATTTTGAGTTTTGGATTTAATAAAATGGGTGACTCTGATGGTAATGAACCAGGTGTTCATGCTGAACATGATGCAATTAATAAACTTAAACCTTTAGAGAGGAAAAAAAATTTAGAATCTGTTAACTTATTAGTTATAAGATTGTCAAAAAAAAATAAATTGCAAAATTCAAAACCGTGTGCAAATTGTATACAAACTATGAAAAAATTACCTGAAAAAAAGGGATATAAAATTAGAAATATATATTATTCAAATGATAACGAAGATATTATTAAAAGTAATTTTAAAATTTTAGAAAAAGAAGAACTACATTATTCTAGGTATTATAAAAAAAAAAATTGATATTAATAATTAATTTAAATATAAAACAACTAAAAATTAAATGGAACCATTGACAATTTTAACAATTATGGCGGGTGTATCATGTGCTAATAATATTTATGATTACATCACTTTTAGTAATAAACATCGTGAAACTCAATTAGAAATTAAATATTTGAAAGAAGAAATTTTATCATTAAATATACGTATTTGTCATATGACAAATGAAATTAGAGAAAATAATAAAATTATAAAAAATTTAGAAAATAAAATTCAAACAGAATGTGGATAATTAGTTTAAAGAAATATAAAGTTATATAAAAATACTTTAATGGAATTTAAAATAAATCTAGACTCCTTAAAAGATTTAGAAAATGGAGATTTAAAAGTAGATGGCATAAAATTCCAGAAAATGCTTTTACTTTTTAATTCCATAGAGCAAGGATGGTCTGTTAAAAAACGAGGAGAGTCGTATGTATTCGCTAAGTCACATGAAGGGAAAAAAGAAGTCCTCGAAGACACATATTTGATGAAATTTATGAAGACTAATTTAGATTTAAATAAAATTTTTTCTTAAATATTTTTTAACAAAAATTATCATATTAATTAAATTATTTAATTTAATTAATTTAATTTAAATTTCTAAAATTATTTTCTTTAGCAATATTATAAAATGGGTGGAGGCCTTATGCAATTAGTCGCTTACGGTGCACAAGATGTGTACCTTACTGGTAATCCTCAAATTACTTTCTGGAAAGTTACTTATCGTAGATATACTAACTTTGCCATCGAATCAATCGAACAAACTTTCAATGGTCAAGCTGATTTTGGACGTCGTGTCCAATGTGTTATCTCCAGAAACGGAGATTTGGCTTACCGCACTTACTTACAAATTACTCTTCCTGAGATTAACCAGCTTATGGGTCTCGGAAACTACTCCAGTGGACAAAATACTGGTGTCTATGCCCGTTGGCTCGATTTCCCTGGTGAGCAATTAATTGCCCAGGTTGAAGTCGAAATTGGTGGTCAAAGAATCGACCGTCAATATGGTGACTGGATGCACATCTGGAACCAATTGACAATGACCTCTGAACAACAACGTGGTTACTACAAGATGATTGGTAACACCACTCAACTTACCTTCATCACTGACCCTTCTTTCTCTGATGTTGAATCCCCTTGTGACTCCTTGGCTCCTCGTCAAGTTTGTGCTCCTCGTAACGCTCTTCCTGAAACAACTCTCTATGTTCCTCTTCAATTCTGGTTCTGCACCAACCCTGGTCTTGCCCTTCCTTTAATTGCTCTTCAATATCACGAAGTCAAGATTAACCTTGATATCAGACCTATTGATGAATGTTTGTGGGCTGTTACCACATTGAACTGCAATACAAGTCCTTATAGTGGTGCTCCTGGTCAATACACTGTTGGTCGCCCAGTTCCTGCCACTATCGCTTACAATCAATCTTTGGTTGCTGCTTCCTTATACGTTGATTATGTCTTCCTTGACACTGATGAACGCCGCAGAATGGCTCAAAACCCTCATGAGTACTTGATTACTCAACTCCAATTCACTGGTGATGAATCCGTTGGTTCTTCTTCTAACAAGATTAAGCTCAACTTCAACCACCCTGTTAAGGAGCTCATCTGGGTTGTCCAACCTGACCAAAACGTTGACTACTGCTCATCCTTAACTTGTGATGCTCTCTTATTCAAGGTTCTTGGTGCTCAACCTTTCAACTACACTGATGCTATTGATGCTCTTCCTAATGCTATCCATGCTTTCGGTGGACCTGCCTCTGTTGCTGCTGATTCCCGTGCTTATATTGATGCTCGTGGATTATTCCAAGATGCTGGTGCCCTCGATTACCAACCTTCTGCTGACCAATTATTTGGAGCTGCATTCACTGGTTACTGGCACGGTCCTTCCAATCCTTACAACGAAGCTAACCTTGGAGGTCAACAAGTTCCTTTGAACACTGCTGGTCTTCCTCAATCCGTCATTGACTCGCTTCAATCTGGAACTACTTCTCCTCACCTTGACAACTCCGGAGTCTCTGATGCTGGAACATTCGTTCTTTCTGAAACCTCTTTGGACATGCACTGTTGGGGTCAAAATCCTGTCGTCACCGCTAAGCTTCAACTTAACGGCCAAGACCGCTTCTCTGAGCGTGAAGGAACCTACTTCTCTTGGGTTCAACCTTACCAATCCCACACCCGCAATCCTGATGAAGGTATTAACGTTTATTCGTTCGCTCTTCGTCCAGAGGAACACCAACCCTCAGGCACGTGCAATTTCTCCAGAATTGATAACGCCACACTGCAATTGGTCTTGTCTAATGCCACTGTTGAAGGCACTAAGACTGCTAAGGTTCGCGTCTATGCCACTAACTACAACGTCTTACGTATTATGAGTGGTATGGGTGGATTAGCATACTCAAATTGAGCGGATTGGGTTGCTTTCAAAAACATATACAATTATATTTTATTATTTATAACCCAAAACTACTTAAAAACAATATTACAAATAATATCATAATATGAATATTAATAAAATTGATTCATATTTTGAAGCTGATAATAATACTATATTATTAAAAATGAAACCTGTATACGGAACGGACGAACTATTAGATTGTGGAACTATTACTTTTGGAGATAAAGTTTATTTTGTTGACTATAAAGATAAGGATAAGATTATAAATTTTAATAAAAATTTTATATTTAATGATTACAATAATGAAGATTACCCATCATATACTTATAATTATAAACGTTTTAATTATTTAGATTTTATATTTAACTATAGTCAAGAAAGTACTTGTTATAATTTTAAAAATAGTAATAAATATGATTTAAGACGAAGTAATGTTGAAATTTATCACTCTTATTATAAAAATATTATCGAAAAATATAATGTTATTGAATATATACCAGGTCATTATTTAACATTAGGACAAGATGCTGGTATTATGAAAAATCCATTATGGAAAATAAAAGAAAATGATAAAGAATATATACTAATGTATTGTGAAAAAAATGCTATTTGTAAATTATGTGATGAGAGTTATCAAAAAATTTTAGACTATGAAAAAATATTAAATAAAAAAATAAGTTGGTTTAAACTTCAAAATGGATATATTATGGGAAGTAATGATTTATATATTCATCAAATTATTACAGGGTGCTATGGAAATGGAAAAGGCACAAAAACAATTAGTGTTGACCATATTGACCAAAATCCTTTAAACAACACTTTTAAAAATCTAAGAATCGCAACCAGAAAAGAACAAGAACAAAATTCAAAAGGAATAAAAGAAGGAACAAAGAGAGAAAGAAAACAAAGCGCTAAGGATTTACCTGAAGGAGTTACTCAAGATATGATGAAAAAATATGTTGTTTATTATCACGAATGGTTAGACAAAGAACATACAAAAGAAAGAGAGTTTTTCAAAGTGGAAACACATCCCAAACTTGATAAACTTTGGATAACAACTAAATCTAATAAAATTAGCATTCAAGAAAAATTAAAACAAGCAAATAAAGTTGTTGATGATTTAGAAAATAATATTTATCCAGAAAAAGAAGGAATCCAATTACCAAAATATGTATCATTAGCAACTTTTAGAGAGAAACTTCATTTAGTATTTGAAAAACGTATCGATGGTAAAAGATTAAATTTAAAAATGGTTTTACCTGAAGAATACGATATGCAAGAGCAACTTGAGAAATTAAATGAAAAAATTAAAGAAAAATATGACGGGTTAAAATTATTGTAATTTGTTTTTTAAAGCAAAAAACAATATAAAGATATCTATATAATTAATATATAACATGAGTATAGATATCGTAAATCTCATCGAAAGTAATCCAATTACTAAGTTTTCAGGCGATTATCAGAGTAAATTAGTTGAAAAAGTGAAGAATAATTTCACAAATTATGAACAGCAAATATTTTTGTCCAGTTTTTACTGCTATTTAAAGTATGATTTTAAAAATGATTTTGTTATTGATTTAGATAATGTATGGAAATGGCTTGGCTTTCAACAAAAATATCATGCAAAATATTTATTAGAGAAACAATTTATTAATAATAAAGATTATAAATTGTTTGCTCCCGAACCTTCGGGAGCAAAAAAAAGTAATAGAGGAGGTCATAATAAAGAAATAATTATGTTAAATGTTGAAACTTTTAAGAAATTTTGTTTAAAAGCTGGAACTGCAAAAGCTGATGAAATTCATGATTATTTTATTAAACTAGAAAATATTATGTTTGAAATTACTAAAGAAGAAAGTGAGGAGCTCAAGAAACAAGTTCTTCAACTTGAAAATAAAAATAAAGAAACAGAAAAAAAAATAATTAAACAAAAAGAAATAGATAATGAAAAGTTTTTATTAAAAGAATACGCAACATCAGGCCCATTAGTTTATATTATAAAAGTAAAAACGTTTGAAAATGGAACATATATCGTAAAAATTGGCGAGTCAAGGAAGGGTGTTCAGAGTAGATATAATGAACATAAAGGTAAATATGATGAATGTTTATTATTGCATTGCCTTCAAGTAGATAAGTCTAAAGATTTTGAACAATTTTTACATTCACATCAAATAATTAAGTCAACTAATGTAAAAAATTTAACAGGACACGAATCAGAAAAAGAATTATTTTTAATTGGAACTACATTAACTATTCAAATGGTTATTAAAGTAATAAATGATAACATTGACAACTATAATTATAAAGTAAGAGAATTACTTTTGGAAATTGAAAATTTAAAATTAAAAAATAATGGTCAAACTATTAACAATGATAATGAAATGTTAAAAGAGCTAATCCAAACAAATAAATTATTGACGAATAAAGTAAGTTCTCTCGAAACATCTATACACCTTATTCTTAACAAACTCAATGAAAAAGAAACTAAGATAGTTACAGGTTTTAGCCAACAAATTCCACATTTGGGACCACGTCTACAAAAAATCAACCCTGAAACTCTACAACTAGTAAAAGTATATGAATCTGTAACAGAGGCTATGAATGAAAATAAAAACATTAAAAGACCTAGTATTGCTAAGGCTGTTGAAGAAAATACAATTTATTGTGGGTTTCGTTGGCTTCTTATAGAGAGAAATTTAGACCCAAATATTATTCACTCCATTCAACCAACTAAACAAACTAAAGTTCAACAATTGGGATATATCGCAAAATTAAACGCAGATAAATCAGAAATATTGAATGTATATTTAGATAGAAAAACTGCTGCAAATCTAAATGGATATCAAAGTATATCGGCATTAGATAATCCAGTTAAAAATGTTAGTTTATCAAATGGTCATTACTATGCTTTATATGATACATGCAAACAAGATTTAATACAAGATTTTGAAGAGAAAAATGGAGAGCCAAAATTATATAAAAATGGAATAGGACAATATGATGTAAATAATAATTTAGTTAAAGAATTTAGTTGTAAATATGATTGTATTAGAGATTTAAAAATGAGTGATAAAACATTAGCAAAAGCATTACAAAATAATATTCAGTATAATAGCTATTATTATAAAGAAATAGGAGCAAAATTATCATTTAATTAAAAATAATAAAGGTTTAGTTTATATAAACCAAAATGAATAAACCACATTTAATATCAGGGGAAACATTAAAAACAATCAGTCAAGGTGCTTTAGGTGCTATGACATTTGGAGTATATCATCAATATACGACTAATAAAATAATGGAATTAAATAATGAAAAGGTTGAAATACAACACAAATATTTTATGGATAAAATGGAAAATCAACATAAAAAAGAAATGATTGAAATGGAAAATCAACATAAATTATTAAATGATAAATTTGAAAAATTAGAAAAAGTTGTATCACAACAAAAATCTTGGTGGTGGTCCCAATAGGGATTCGGCGTTTCGGCGAAGCACAGTAAATGTTAAAAGGTGTATAACTCCGTAAAAATGACTGCTGATTTGAAAGAATAAAATGGCAGTCATTTTAATTCTTCAAAAGTATAAATGTATTAAAGATAATAAATTATTAGGTATATGATTGAAAATATTGGATTTTATACTGTAAATTACAAAGATGAAGATAGAAAGAATAAAATGATTTCAAGATTTGATTCATTTAAATTAGAATTAATATTTGTTGACACTGTTGAAAAAAATGATGAAAGGTTAGCAAACGTACCTGAAAATGCAGACAGACGTACTTGGAGTATCATGCTACAACATATGGATTCAATTCGTCATTTTGTAGAAAAAACATCAAAGCATTACTGTATTGTAACCGAAGATGATATTCTTATTTCGAAAGAATTTGTAAATGATTTACCTGATATAATAAATACATTTAATGATTTAGAATTAGATTTAATATTGCTTGGCTATTTATTGTCATTTAAAATTTATGATACTAATAATAGTTTTGTTCTAAAAGCAAGAACTGAAAAATATTCTTATTATGATTACCCAGCTGATATATGGGGAGCTCAAATGTATTTGATTTCTAGAAAACATGCTATTAATTTATTAGATAGATATACAATAGAGCATGCAATATCAACCATTGATACTATGCCATTTAATCCGGATTGGACTTTAACGAAATATGGAAAAAAGGCACTAATATCGCCAATGATTGCTGTAGAGGAAGGCAATGTAAAGAATAATTTATATAATGAAATCCAATTTCATTTAAATTGCTTCAATACAAATTATGTAGATGGTTTACATATATAAATAAAAAATCATTCTTCCAATTTTTTATTTATTTATTTAAGTGTCTTCTTAATCATTATTTTCTTCATTTCCATCATATGGAACAAATTCTTCGCCATCATCTTCATTCCCGTTAGGGGTTTCATCATTTTCCTCAGGAATTTCAATATATTCGCCATTTTGATATATTACCTTTGTGCTATTAAATAATATATTCATATTTCTCACTTCTGGTTTTTCAGTTTCTGATGTAAACAATTTTGCGATTTGTGAATCATCTCTAAATCTTACTGTATAAGTTTGTTGAATATTATTTCTTCCTATACGCCCCATAGCTTGAATAACTTTTTCTTGTGTCAAATCTAAATCTTTACTTAGAAATCCGTGACAAAATTGATAATTTGTCCCATAAATGTAGTCACTTGAAGCAATAATCATATATAATTTTTGTTCATCAGCTAGATTCTTCATAATTTCTGTATAAGTAATATTATCATGATTAATAAATACACCAATTCCCATCATTAAAAGCACTTTCCATAAATTGTCAACACCATTTAACGCCATAATATCACAAACTACTTGCTCATCAATTGTACTAGTAAATGCATTTGAGATTGTATTATCAGCAGCCCATTTATCGATATGTTGTTTTTTATTGGGAACTAATGTATCATTTAATGAAGCACGTTTAATCATGGCTCTTAATAAGTTTATCTTTTCTGTCATTTTATTAAGTGCGCCTTTGTTTTGTAATTCATCAGGAACATCTTTGCTTAGTTTTTTTGGGTCTTTATTTGATTTAGCTCTACCTTTAACATTAACACCTTTATAGGACTCGTTTACAACATTTTTTACACGTTGCTCAATACCTTCTTTTATGACATCTAGCTCAACATCAATCTCATCAATTTGTTTATTAATAACATTATTATACTCTATTTTTTTCATAAGGTCTTCCATGACAGCAGATGGTATATTTGCTTGTTGAACACAAAACTTTGCAATTTTCTCAATATCATTCGAAATAAATATTGTTGGACCATCAGTTAATGTATAAGCATCTTTAGTTGTAACATAAACACCCGACGTTCCTTGTGGAATTGGTTTAGAACTTGTAATTTGTTCAGACGCAAGTCTTGAAAGAGATGCTCCTGCTAAAGATTTTGATGTTATAGGGGTTACACCAGGTCCTAAACTACGAATTTTCTGAATCTTACCACCCTTTGTATCCACAGCAGTATTTTCCATAATTCTTGGTTTTCTATTTTGTTGGAAATATGAATATATCATCTGCCATTTTGATGGATTAATATTTTTCATCATATCTAAATAATAAATTTTAATATTTTTCATATTAATTGAATCCAAATCTTCAAAATGTCTATCAATGCGCATTTTATTATTTGCATAATTATTTGTATTAATAAAACTTACAAACTCCACAACTTCTTTTAAATCAAAATATCTCAATAGCGTCAAATAATCTCTACAATGGTTTGCAATTTTCAAGATTTCATCATAATTATTATTTAAATAATGAGGTAATACAACAAAACCATCTTTATTAACAATAGGAATACTTTTTTTACAATCATGGCTCACAATATTACATATTTCTGCTCCTGGAAATTTATTTAAGAAATCAGGAATTGTCTCTGTAAGTTCAGTTTCTTTTGGTAAAGTAGCCGAAGATAAAACAACTGTTGGAATTACATTGTCTTTCCAATTTTTTCTAATTGTCTTATGAAATTCATGTTCATCATAGTCCATTGTAATAGTGGGTTCATCCCAATATGTAACAATATCTTTCGCACTGAAGAATGCTAACATATAATACATAGCAGGTAAATAAGACCTAATATCACAAATAATAATCTGGACATTATCGCCAACAGAGTTGTCGACTTTTCTAATACCACCAGTTCTCTTATTTTTTGTAAATTCTTTTGCTGCGAAATAATGTAATCGAATATCGTCTGCACTTGAACATCCGAACGCAAATGCGATTTTTTTGTCAACAGAAATTGCTGCTCTTGCTAATGCTAAACCTACATGTCTTGCTGCACAAACAAAGATTATTTTTTTTTGTTCTGAAAGAGCAATTGGCGTAAGAGTCTTACCTGTTCCTGTTGGAGCCATATATAATATCAACTTAGGTCTAGGATTTCTAATCGTTGCAAATATTTCTTTTTGATGTTCATAAAGAACTAAATCATTATACTTCAATAAACTCTCATTTTTTTCAATAAATTCCACAGCATTTTCAATTATAATAGATTTATTAATTGCATCAGCAAATTTCTCTAACACAATATTTGTCAAATTTCTAATATGCCTATTTAAACGAACAATGTTATTTCTTATTAGCTTATAAATAGTATAATAATTAAAGTGATTTGATTTGTTATTATTAGATTTTTTACTAGATAAGAAATTTTCTAAATAGTTTAATAAAACATTTTCATATATGTCGTTATTCTTAATTGTTTCATCATCAAATCTTTCTAATCTAACTCTATCGCATGAATTTGGTTTTATATTTGCATCAATTTTCATAACTTTATAACTTGAATCTAATTCTAATAATATATTTTCTATTGCATCAGCACGCTTACGTAAATAACGATTATAAATATAATCTTCAATTTTCTCTGAAAATTCTATCTTTAAAAATGTAAAGATAGAATTATTACTATTAATTCTAATATTTACATCGTGAAAACCTCTTACAATAAGATTCAAAATAGGGACTTCTAATTCAGAAACTGGCCTTTCAATACCTTCCCATTCTGACTTGTTTAACTTACGTTGTCTCAAATCCATTTTGTTGGTTTTATTACTTATTAATGTACTTTTATCTTTATATATATATTTTATTTCAATTTTTTTATTAAATAAAATTGAAATGTAAAATCAATATAAATATAATGTATAAATAATACATATAATGAATTATCAAATTCAAATTGTTTCTATTGAAGGCAATATTGGTTCTGGCAAATCAACCTTACTAGCCAATCTTAAAAAATATTTTAAAGATAATGCAAACATTATATTCTTAAAAGAACCGGTTGATGAATGGAGTAAAATTACAGATGAAAATGGCACTACAATTATAGAGAAATTTTATGCTGACCAAGAAAAGTATTCATTCTCATTCCAAATGATGGCATATATATCTAGATTAAAATTATTAAAAGAAACTATTCAACGAGTCAAAGAATCTCAAGAAAAATTAATTAAAAATAGAAATCAGCAAATGTTTATTAATGATGACAAACAAAAAAATTATTTTGAACTACCAAAATATATTATCATAACAGAGAGAAGTTTATTTACAGATAAAATGGTTTTTGCCAAAATGTTATATGATACTGGTAAGATTGAACATATTAACTATCAGATATATCTTAATTGGTTCAATACATTTATTGATGAATTTCCTCTTAATAAAATTGTTTATGTTAAAACTTACCCTGAAATATGTCATCAAAGAATTAATACAAGACATAGAGAAGGCGAACATAATATTCCTATTAATTATTTAAAATCGTGTAGTGAATACCATGATAATATGATGGATAAAACTTCAACTGAATGTGTTTGCAAAGACCAAATAGTTTTAGATGGTAATCATAATATTTTTGAAAATGAACATATACTTAAAGAATGGATTGATTTAATTGAAAAATTTATATATAATTAATATATATATGAGTGTAGATTATACACCTGATAATACATTTATTTTTTCTTTTGTAAGAATGAATCCACCAACACCTGGTCATCTAGAATTAATTAAAACTATGATTGATAAAGCTATTGATTTAGGTGTTGATAAAGCTTATGTAATAACTTCTAGTTCTTTAGATGGTAAAAATCCTTTACCATGTAGTAACTCTTCTATTCCAAAAGCAAAGAACAAATCAGATGCCGCAATTTTAACTAATATGAGTCAATCTGATTTAATATATAAATCCACAATATTAGATAAAATGATATCAGCATATAAAGAAATACTTGCTATTTCTGAAACTGACTCAATTAAAAAACAACTAATTGAAAATTTTAATGTTATTGTTATTTGTTCAATTGGTAGTCCATTTGGATTTATTTATAATGTGATTAAAAACGATTTCATTGATAAAGATATAACTAAAATTAATATGTTTTTTATTGTTGGGAGAGATAGAGCTGATTTTTTGGATACAATAGTTGATAACTTTAAAACAAAAGACTATGTTAAATCAATAAATGGTATTATATTAGAGAGAGAAGGAATGGATGCATTAAAAACTACCGGAATGGGAGAGCGAATAATTTCTGATATTAATCCATCTGAATATTCTGCTTCTTTTATTAGAGGACTTGTCAAAAATAATCAAAGACAAGATTTTGAACAAGTTTATAATCAATATCTTTCTCCAGATGAGATTGAAAAATTGTATGAAACAATTAAAATTGGTATGACAATGAAACAACCACCATCAAAAGATGAAGACGAAAACCCTCAATCTAGATATTTTGATGGTAGCTTATTACCTGTTATTAATGAATCCGGTGGTAAAAGACGAAGAAGAAAAACAAGAAAACATAAGAGAAAATCTAAACGCAGGTATTCAAGAAGAAAATAAAGTTGAAATTAGTTAATAACTTAATAATATAGTATAAAATATATTATTAATATCTGAAGAAAACAAGAATTACAACAACAAAAATTTTATGGATAAAATGGAAAATCAGCATAAAACAGAAATGAATGAATTAAGAGAAAAATTTAATAAAATAGAACAAAAAAAGTTGGTGGAATTAATCAGCGTTTCAGCGAAGCATAGTAAATCTTGAGAGAAAAATTAAATCATTAAATCAACAACAACTGGATAATGGTCTGAATTATATTTCCCACAATATTCATCATAACTATGATAAATAAATACATTAGCAATATTTTTTCTTATAGCATCTGTTACTAATACATGGTCAATCATAGAATAATCTGTTTGAGAAGCTGTTTTACAGTTATCATCAGAATCCCACCAATCACTAAAACGCTGGTCTTTAACAATTTCTTCAGCTACATTATGAAGTTCATATAATCCACTTAAATCACCTTGATATCCTTTTAGTATGTCTAATACTCTTGATGTTGGTTTATTGCTATTCATATCTAATACTTCAGCATCATAATCATTGAAATCACCAAGCATAATTACTTCATATCCTTTATTTACATAACCAAAAATTACATTTTGCAATACAGATGCTTGAGCCTCTCTCTGAGCACATCTTGATGGGTCTGTAGGAATAGCTATTAAATGAGCAGCTATTAATGCAATACTATATCCATTAAAATTAAATTCTGTAATATAATGTTTACTTACACCAGATGAACCAACAGAACCAGTATATCCACATTTTGAACCAGGTATTGGATAATTATATTTTAATTCGGTTCTATATAAATCTATAGAAGGGTCTACTCTTGTAAGCATTCCTACATTTTGACCAGTGCTTGTATCAGTTCCTTTTTTTAAGTAAGGATTATACGAATTATCTAATTTGCCTTTTAATATATTAAGTTCATCACATCCTTCGACCTCACAAAAATTAATTACATCAGGATTTAAATACTTTACTACTTCGGCAACATAATTCATATGTGTTTCAGCTTCACTTTGATTTACCCATGTGCAACCGCTTCCTGGACAATTCATTGGACTATAATAATCAATAAATAACCATTCAACATTATATTGAACGAGTCTTAGTTTACTTTTATCACTACGTCTATCTCCAATAGACGAAACATACGGACATTCAGTGTCAGCAAAAATCATTCTTGCAAACAATGATAGAAATAATAAGAGAGGCACCATTCTTTATATTTGCTTAATATAAATATATTTAAGTATATTTAAATATATAAAATTCAAAATAACATAAAATAATTACTTTATATTATTTAATAAAACAACATGTTACCAAAAATCGATACATATTTTAAAAAAACGAATGATTCCAAAAAAAATGACAAAATTTTTCCAGAATATGACTATATAATGAACTTTGATGGATGTAGTAAAGGAAATCCAGGGTTAGCAGGTGCTGGCGCAGTTATATATCATTTTAACAAAGAAATTTGGGTGGAAAGTTTCTTAGTTGGAGATAATGCTACAAATAATCATGCTGAATATGCTGGTCTAATACTAGGTTTAATGAAAGCAAAAGAGTTTAATATATCTCATTTAAAGGTGCTAGGTGATAGTATGCTAGTTATTAATCAGATGAAAGGACTCTATAGGTGTCGTGCTGATAACTTAATTGAGTTATATGAAAAAGCAAAAGAATTAGAAAAACATTTTCAACATATAGAATATTGTCATATTTTTAGAAATAAAAATAAAAGAGCAGATGAGATTTCAAATATAGCTATTGAAAATTATTTACTTGAAGAAGCTATATAAGTTATTCATTTTTTTTGATACCAGTCACTTTTGATATGTTTCTAATTATTTTTTCATCTTTTTCGACATCACATGACATAGATTCAATTACAATTTTGCTATATTGGTCTGAGTGTATAGAATCTGAATCATTGTAGTCAGGATATTTTTCTTTAAATTGAGATAATAATCTTATATTTTTATTGGCAACCTTTTTGATAGTATTTTTCATTTTTTTTCTCTCATCATCTTTTTCCCATTTATCTGCATCTTTAATGTAAAAAGTTTCTCTTTTCTTATCAGTACAATGAATTGGTCTCTCTGTTTCATCTAAGTTATTTAAGTTTTTAACAATTATATTCGAAATTCCTTCTATATAACCTAGTTCACCTATATCCATTAAATCACTCAACTGTAATTTAATGGAATCCACAAAATCGGTAATATTCATTGCATTTTTGCAGGTCTCATTTAAGAAGAAGTTTAGATTAAATGCTTTATTATGTGAATTAGTATGAGTTGTATTGTTTGTGGTATTATTGACACCATTTTTGACGAGCTCCATAGTGACATCTCCCATTTTATTGCTCTGGTCAAACATTTTATTACTTTGGTCTATCAATATAGTTTTTAATTCACTATTTTCTTTCATTAAATACTTAACAAGGTCATATACATCCATTTTTTCTTCAGAATTTATATCACTTTTTGGCGCTTTTTTTTGACACGATTTTTTATGTTTCCAAAGTCCAGAATGTGTTAAATATGACTGTCCACAATGACATAAAAAATCGGCGCTTTTTTCCGCGTTTTTGGAAAAAATACTTCCGGCTCCTTCCAAAATACTTCCATTGTTACGATATATATGTTTTTTGGTCTTATTATGTCTCGTCAAATCACATTTTTTAGAGCATACATAGTGACATAATTCACAATAAAAATTGGCGCTTTTTTGGCTCTTTTTTATTTCCAATACTTCCATTTATATTCCTAAAGAAAATATCTTTAAGTTTTTTTTAAAAAATTTATCGTAACAAAATGAAAATTATTTTTTTGGCGGTATTACGTTAATTTTAAAATATGCTCTCATGAAATACTTTTCCCATAAAATATCAGCGTTATTTTTTTTTGGACATTTTTTTTGTCCATTTTAAAATTTCAAAAATACTTTCCACTTTTTAAATGAATAATTTTCTCTTCAGGTGTAGGGAATATTTTTTAAACATTTTTTCAGAATTCAAAGAATTTCCCTTCATTATGTAGTGTCTCAGTCTTTAAGTAGCTAATTTATATATATTATTTTAACTACTTAAAGAAAATTAATATTCCAAAAGCGGAACATTTAAAACCTTATTTGGCTTGTATTTCAATATATCTAGTTCTTTTTTTGTTGTTAGAAATTCTTTCTCTCCATATATATCTTGCAACATTAACCATTCAAATAAACCTCCGGTATAAATATATACATTATAGAATCCGAGAGAAGTTAGCTGACTATATTTATTATATAGTTTTTCATCATTACTATTCTTACCATATATTACTACTTTTATACCCTTTGCTCCTCTTTTCATACAGTTATTTATCATATTCTCTTCGTTATTTATATTTATTGTATTTACAATCAAACAATGTTGTTCTGAACCAGAGAGAGTATTTATTAACAAATGTCCTTCCGGATTTTTTATTATAAATTGAACATCTTCATAATTTATTTTTATTGATGATGATTGTGAATTTCCCATTAATATAATATAATTATTACATATTTTTAAATAATACTAATACGTAATAATTTAATCAAATAAAACTTTATCTACAGTTGTTCTTACACAAAAATTATATGACTTATTATTCCTAATATAAACATAAATATTAGGAATAAATTAACTATAAACAAAATATATTAGTTGGTGCAAAAAATATAAAGATAAATTTTAATTATAGTTGAGCGTTTTAAATGTACAAAGCTGTAAAATCGTTATTGATGTAATGATAAATTAAAAAACTTATTAATCCAAAAATTACATCATATAATAAATAAATCCAACTATCTTTTACTTTATTAATAGCATTGTAAGAAAATAATAAATAAAATATAGCATGAACTGGTCTTAAATTATTCCACCAAATCTTATCTCCAAATGTCTCAGGACCACTTTTTCTTGTTCCGCTTAAAAATAAATAAATAAAACCTATTGCCGGAAGTAATGCTATATATCCTAAAACAGGTAAATAATTAACAGGAATGTTTTTAGCCAAATAAACTAGAAACAAACGCGTTGGTATACACCCTAATAAAAATAACATAAATCTTTTTTGAATATTATTCATAATATCTGTATATATATTATGAATATTTTAGTTGTAATGGCAAGCATTTTTATCAAAAGTCCAGTGATAATTATTTACATGAACGTCTGTTAAAATTCGTCGTCTTAATGCAGGCGCTGAAACATTTGCGTCTCTAGCAGCATCAGCTATATTTTTGAAAGATATGTTCTCTCCATTTTTACAACAAATTTTTACCACGGGTTGTTCAGCAAATTGTTCTTCTTTTGATACACCAGAATAACGCCATAAAAATTAAATAATTGTTAAATTTTGTTTATTATCAAATATCCATATTTCATAATTATAATTTAATTTTCTTACAGCGTGTGATTTTAATATGTTTTTGATCAAGTGTTTTTTATAAGTGTAAAAAGATTTCACTTCAATAATTAAATTGTCTTTTGGTATAAATATATCTGGAAAATAATAATGAGATTCATTCTTGAGTTCATATTTTATATGTGGAACTTCAGTTCTTTTATTATAAATTTCATTTTCGTTATATGTTTTTAATAATATGTCTAACGCAAAATTTTCATAACCTTGTATTGTAACAATTTTTCCAGAAGGAAATTTATATAATTTGTTTGAATTAGAAATTTGCTTCTCTGATAAATAAGGATTTTGCGAAGCGTGTCTAAATCCATATTTTTTTAGCATTGTTTCTTGTGCTTTAATTCTAACTTCAGGTAAATTAGATATATTTTCTACACCATATTTTTTTAAAAGAGTTTCTTTTATTTTATATTTAATCAATTCACTTTGAAATGAATATTTTGTTCCATATTTTTTTAAATTTGTATCCATTGCTTTATTTCTTATATCCTGATTTTGTTGACAATATTCAACGCCATATTTTTTTAAATTTGTATTTTTTAATTTATTTTTAAATTTTTCGAGTTTCATTGGATTATCAACTCCATACTTATTAATAAGAGTAGCTTTTCTCTTATTAACGCAAATAGTGCTTTGTGAAATATGTTCAACTCCATATTTATTTAAAATTGTATTTTTTATTTTATTTTTTATTTTATCATTTTGAAAAGGATTTTCTACTCCATATTTTTTTATATTAGTATTTTTCATCTTGTTCATTATTTCTTTATTTTGTAAAGGATTTTCTACTCCATATTTTTTAATATTAGTTTCTATACTTTTAAATTTTCCATTCAATATCGAACATTCATGACAAAAATTTTTAGTTCTCAACAAAATTCTAAATGTTTTTGAAAAAATATTAAAACAATCTACATTTTTACATTTACCATTTATGATTGTTTCTCTATTTAAGTGGTCATATTTTTTTTCTAAAATTAAATCGTTTTCATAACAAAATCCCTCTAATAAATCATTATTATATCTAACCATTAAATACTATATAGTATTTAATGGTTTTTATTTAAGTTAGTTTCTTCTAGTATCTTATTTTTTCTTTTTTCATAAGCTTTTTTCCTATATTCTTTTATTTTTTCAGGCGTCTTTTCAGTTATTTCTTTTAACCGTTTGTTAGCACGTTCAATGCTTATTTGTTTATTTGCTTCAAACTTTCCTAAAGATAAATTCAATGTTTCCAGCAATTTATTTTGTTCATTTACTTGATATTTTAATCTATAAATTTCATTTTGTAACTCATCATTCTTCTTTAGAAGTAAATTATAATTTTCAACATTATATTCATTCTCTCTAATAACATCCTTAATTAATTGTTCCACTTTATCAATTGTAAAGGCTTCATCATCTAATGCGATTAATTCTCTGTGGGCTATATCATCTACAGTTATAATTCGTAGACGATTTTTTAACACAAGATGTTTTTTTATACAGTTTTCAATCTCAATCTTGTTTTTAACTTTAAATGCATTATATAGTCTGAAATTTTCATATGTTTTTTTATGAGTTTTAACTCTTTCGTTTAAGTTATTACTTTGACCGAATTTAATAACTGTTTCATGATACATCTTGCTATTAGGTTTGCCCAATGTTTTGTTGTCAATTAATCCAATATAAATACATTGCGTATTTAAAGGAAATTGTTCCAATAATGTTTTTTCTTTTAATTCTTCTTTTTCTTTATCAA